TAATGTTAATGTTATGGGTAAACCTGAAAGTGTAATACAAATTCTTAGTAATGTTAGTAGTCTATTAGATACTAAAAAGAAAGAACGTATTAAAGCTAGAGAAAAGTTTCATTATAGTCTTACTGATAAACAAAAAGAACTTCTTAATAATTATCAAAATATTAATTATTCTGTTAAAGTTCTTGAAGGTATGCATAAGGCTGCCATAGATATTTCTACTAATTATTAATTTACTAATATTATGAAAGAATTTATTATTTGTTCTGCTATTCATGTAAATGCTATAGGAGAATTTAAAGATCAACCTAAAGGTATTACTTGTGGATTTGTAGTAACTGGTAGACGTCATTCCGATTGTTATGAAATTATTAACAATGTACTATTAGTTATAGGTAAAGAAGAATCTTATGATTACATTGAATCCTTAAGTCTTAGACAAAATCAAGGTTTTATTACTAATACTAATAGATTTGTATTTAGAGACGAAGCTTATGAAATAGCTAATGCATATAATCAAATTAAATATGGTGCAAAAGCTGTAGATGCAGAAAATAGAATTCTTATTAGTGAAATGCTATATTAATTATTAATTTACTAATATGACTGTTATTATGAGAAAAGATATAAACGGTAATGATTTACATCCAGATGATGTTAATTCTGTTGTTCGTAGTAATATGATGAATAATAAGTTTTATAGAGGATATTGTGGAGAAGCTTGGAATAAGAATTGTTCTATGCCTAGAACTAAATGGATTCCTGAACTTAGCCAATTTCAATGTCCTGATTGTGGTTGGGTTAGTCAATATCCTGCTGATTTTATTACTAGATATAAAACTGTTCATAATATTAAGTAATATGGAAACTATTTATATAGGTAAACAAAAATCTTTAGAAGTTGGAGATATTATATTTGTTTATAATAATTGTGATGATCTGATTGTTAATAATTTTGGCAATAATTTTATTAATACTGTTGGTTCTAGAATTAGATATGCTAGTATATTTAATGCTAAATATGGTTTTGTTGTTACTAAACTTAAATAATATACTATGACTAGAGAAGAAGCTATTAAACTGCTTAAAACTGAACAAATCAATAGTGATACTGAACAAGCTCATGGTGAAGCTGATGATATACTTTGTGATCTACTTAATTCATTAGGTTATGAAGATGTTGTTAAAGAGTTTAAAAAGATAAAGAAATGGTATGGATAAGATTGTATTAAACTACAAAGGTTATACAGGAGAATATAGTTATTCAACTGAAGATAATTGTTACTATGGTAAAATTACTAATATTAAAGATTTAGTTACTTTTGAAACAGATACTAAAGAATTAATTAAATATAATTTTGAAGAAGCTGTTGATGATTATATTGAAACTAATAAAGAATTAGATGATTCTTCTACTGATCAAACTGCTGCTGATGATCATCTTGATTATCTAGAAAGTAGATATTAAAAACATTAACTTCCTTTTGGTGAACATTAACGCCACGTAGGCGGGGAAGTTAATATAAATTTTAATAATATGTTTATAAATACTATTTATGCAGGATATAATCTTGTAAATACTATAATTACAGTTAATGATATATTTAATCCTTCTTTTGATAAATATAAAGCTATTCAAAATATGCTTATTGAATTAGGATTTAAAGAAGAAGATAATCATAATTATAGTAGGAATGATTTAGTTATTAAATTTAGATATACTGAGCAAGATTATGTAAATGTTGAAAATTATTATAATAATAAGATTAAACATCTTCTACCTAATAATAATATTTATAAAGCTTTTGTAGGAGATCTTATTGAATTTCTTATTATAGATAGTAAAGTTTCTGATTTAGAAACTTATTTTAAATCTTATAATAAGGATACACTTCAATGGGAACCTGAATTTAATTAATAATATTCTCTTAGCGGAGATACACGAAATCAATCTGATGATTAATATAAGACCGGACTTTATGTCGTTTTATAAGACTTAAACGTGTTAAAATAAAAGTTGAAACCTCTAATAAACAATATCATAATGTACAAATTTAAGCGTTGTATGTTATGTATGGCAAACATATGTATTATTATATATGGATTGTTATTAGTTGAACATTGAGAAAATCATGTTTATTAAAAGGTCATTGTTAAACAAATTAAATTACGTAAAATTATGGCTAAAAAACCTTATGATGAAGTAAGTGTTGTTCGTATTCTTTCTAAGAATAATGGTTGTAACATTAATGGTAAAACTATTACTGTAGATGATACAAGGAATACTGTTGGAAATGGTACTTGGGGTAAAATAGATTATCTATGTAAAGAACATGGATATAACTATAGCATTGGTAAAGTTGAAAAACAATTTACTCCTAAAGGTGCTAGTAGACATCCTAAGGTTAGAGAAGTAAAACAACCTAATGTTGGTAAAAATAACATTGGAGGTATTAATCTATCTAATATGTCTAAAAGTGCTATGAAAAATGGTGCTATAGGATAATATATTATGCCTGATTTTTCATTTGCTCCAATTGTTAAAACTACTAAGGCTAAGACTAGTTCTGCACCTAGTAGTAAATATGAAATTTTGACAGCTAATGTTGAAGGTGTAGTATTTATAACTTTAGATGGAAAGTATATTGTAGTCATAGGTGATGATGAATATACTATTGCTTCTGAAGATTATTCTTGTAAAAATGTTGCTGAGATATATGAACAAGTTCTAGTTAATGATTTAACTAGAGTTAGACATATTCGTTCTGATAGAGATAGAGATGATAGAGATAGATCTATGTATTTACCATTTGTAGCAGGTTGTTCTGTTAAGGGTAATATTGTTAAACATAGGACTGCTGGTATTACTTTATTCAAGATTAAGAAAGTATATATTGATGTAGATTGTAATATTGCTAGAAAAGCTATTAAATTCTATAGAGAGAATTATACTATTATTAGAAAGGCTCTTAATAAAGATTGGATAGACAATTATATTGCTGAAGATAGTCAAACGATTATACCTGAGGTAATAGAAGATGATACTAAAGATGTAGTTTTAGCAGATACTGCTAGAAGTATTGGTTTTAGTTTTAATAGAAGATAGTATGGGATTGAATGATTTAACTGTTGTAGGAAAAGGTTCTGATAATACTTCTTATAATTTAACTAAAGGACAAGAATTTGCTGCACTTAATATTATAGATTTTGTAGGTAAACCTTTTGATCCTACTAAGTATATTGTAGGTTTGACTGGACCTGGAGGTGTTGGTAAAACATATACTCTTAAGTTTATTATTAATAAGTGTAAGTATTCTCTTAGTGTTATCAAATGTGCTACTCCTACACATAAAGCTAATAGAGTTCTAAGTGAAGCTATTAGTAAAGAAGTTGATACTATTCAAAGTGTCTTTGGATTAAGATTAGATATGAGGCTAGAGGATTTTAATCCTAGTCGTCCTCAGTTTAATCCTATGTCTAAAGCTAAGTTAGATAATATTAAACTTCTTGTTATTGATGAAGGTTCTATGTTACCTGCTAAATTGGTAACTTATATTTGTAATAAATGTAAAGAACTTGAAATTAAAGTTATATTTGTTGGAGATCCTTTCCAACTTAGTCCTCCGGGTGAAAGTCGTTCTATTGCTTTTGATAGGTGTTATATAGTATATAATCTTACTGAAATTGTTAGACAAGATATTAACAATCCTGTTACTCCATTGTTACAACTTCTTCGTAATGATATACAAAATAAAACTTATAAGTTTTTAGAATATATTAGTAAAAGAGTTGGAGGTTATCAATATAATGAAATAGGTGAAGGATTTAGTATACTATCTCCTCATGATTTTAAAGCTAATGTTGATAGTAGTTTCTCTGATGAGAATTATACTAAGAATATAGATATGTATCGTATCATTGCTTATACCAATCCTTGTGTTACTGAATGGAATAGTTATATACGTAATACTATTATTACTGATGCTCATAAGAATATTATTACTAAAAACGATTTAGTTATGTCTTATGAGACTATTGTTGATGAGTTTATGCAACCTATCATTAATAATAGTGAAGAGTATATTATTAATGATATACTTAACTTTGTTGATGAGACTCATAAATTTAAAGGTTTTCTTGTTAGATTCCAATTAGTTCATGGTGGACATATTACTAGACCTTTATTTGTTATAGATCATAGAGATAGAGGTACTGTTATGGCTTATCATACTATTGTTAACTCTTTAGTTTCCGCAGCTAAAACTGCAAATGGTGGAACTAGAGTTAGTAAATGGAAAGAGTATTATGCTTTTAAAAAGAAGTATCTTATTGCTGCTAATATTGTTGATAGAAGTGGTATAGTTTTACATAGTAGAGATATTGATTATGGATTTAGTTTAACTGCTCATAAGTCACAAGGTTCTACATATAATTCTGTATTTGTTGATGTTAATAATATGGTTTATAATAAACATGGTCAGCCTCATAATAATCAAGATGATCTTCTAAGAAGGTTATATGTTGGATGTTCGAGAGCCAAGAAGCAATTGATATTGTGTTACGGGAGATAATATGAGTAAAAAGACTATTGAAGTTGCATTTGATCATATGGGTACTAAAATTAAGATTAAAGCTAATGATGTTTGTAGTAATTGTGTATATAAATTATATGCTAAAGACGAAGAAACTGTTACTTTAGGTATTGGAAATATTCATTCTAATTTTATATTCATACTTCCTAGTTATGATCCTAAGTCTAAACTAGGTTATGTTAATCTGTTAACTATACTTAAGGATGCATATTCTGATGTTTTTAATAGAGATATATTTAATGATGTATATGTTACTAGATTAGTTAAATGTAGTAAAAATACAACTTTTAATCTTTATGAGTCTGCTATAAGTCCTTGTAGTCATTATCTTACTTATGAAGTTAATAGATTAGTTGCTAAACACATTATCTTTTTTGGTTCTACTTTTGATGATTATCAAAACAACAATACTGTTGCTATGTATTTACATAATAAATATGTTTATAAAGCTTACAGTCCTGCTGTTTTACTTTATGATAATATTATTGTTAAAGATAAGTTCTTTAATGAATTGAAAACTATATTGTCTTCAATGTTAAACTAATAATAATACTTATGATACTTAGTTACGGGTACGACTTGGAGATACTTCCAAACTTCTTCTCTATGTGCATTGTAGATTTAGCTGACTATCTCAGTATGTTTTCTGATTGTGTTACAGTTAATCATAAAGGTAAGAAGACTCCTGTACCTTTAGTTCAGTGTCTTAGTGTTGAAGAAATTATAGAGAGATTATCTAGAGTTAAAAAGAAATCTTTCTATATTACTGATACTGATGATAGTCAATTATTTGAGATGCTTGGTTATATTTCTCAAATGGCTCCTCATCTTAATGAAAAGAATGTAGCCATACGTAGTGATATGTTTGGTTATAATAGTTCTAGATATGATAGGTTGATGATGGCTGCTTTTCTTATGCATGCTGGTCAAACTAATACAAGTAAAGAACTTATTACTAAATTGTATAATACTTCTAAAAGAATTATAGAGATTCAAGATAATAAAGAATTAGCTAGAACTGACTATTTTCTTAATAATCTTAAAAAGTATAGTTTACCGTATAATGATATTGATGTTATGACTATGTTTGCTTTAAACAAATGTGGTAAAGGTTTCGATAAGAATACTGGTGAGACTATATATTTTCCTAAAAGTCTTAAGCAAACTTCCATTAATTTACAATGGTATCAACTGCTTGAACATGAACTTCCTCCTATTGGAGACAAAGACTACAAATTGTATTGGTCTGATCTTAGACATAAAGGTATTAATGCTGAGATGCTTAATACTATTATAGATAAGTGGGATAGATATATGATTCCTGAGTATATACCTACAACTATGCAGTATAATGATAATGATGTTTTCATTGTATGTGAAATGGTTAGGTTATATATTGATGAAGTTAGGCTTAGATATAATATTTCTAAGAACTATGGTGTTAATGTATTAAGTAGTTCTCGTAGTGATATTGCTGATAAACTATTTACTAAGTTCTATTCAGAGTTTAGTGGACTAGATTATAAACAATGGGGTAGACAAAAGACTGATCGTACCGCTATGTCATTTAAAAGAGTTATCCTTGATATGATTGAATTTAAGACTCCTGAACTTCAACAAGCACTAGCTGAAATGAAGAAAGTTGTTGTACATTCTGTCAGTAAAGACTCCTTTACTAAAGATATCAAATTAGGTAAACTTGATTATACTGTTGCAACGGGTGGCTTGCATAGTAAAGATACTCCTAGAGAGTTGAGAAGTAAACCTATTCCTATTATAGAGGGAGATACTTATTTAGATGCTAAAGGTAATATTGATTGGTGTAAACTAACTGAAGATAGTTATGTACTTGTACACTTTGATATATCTAGTTTTTATCCTCGTCTTATAGTTACAAGAGACATTGCTCCTGCTCACCTTGATGCAAGAACATTTGTTAAACTTGTAGCATGGATTATGAATACTCGTATTGATGCTAAACATTCTATAGAACCTATTATTGATGGTATACCTAAAGAGATACTTGCGGAGGTTCTCAAGATTGTTATCAATAGTATATATGGTAAACTTGGTTATCAATATGGAGATTTAATGGATAAACTTGCTGTTCTTAAAGTAACCATTAATGGTCAGTTAATGATTATGATGGTATGTGAAGCTTTGGAACTCGGAGGGATAGAAGTTATTAGTGCTAACACCGATGGTATAGTTGTTAAACTATACAAGAAAGATAAAGAAAAGTTTGACTATATTGTTGATACTTGGAAGAAGCAAACTAATCTTGAAGCTGATAGTGAAGAATATGAATGTTATATTAACAGGGATATAAATAACTATCTAGTTAAAGAGTTCAACGGTAAGATGATATATAAAGGTGCTTTGCATCCTACTATGTATGCTAATGATTTATCTAAAGGTTATGATATGCCTATAGTTGCCGCAGCGGTTGTTAACTTCTTTGTTGATAAGAAACCTGTACTAGAGACTCTTTATGATTGTCGTAATATACTTGACTTCTGTAAAACACAGAATGTTGGTAGACAATATCATGTTGAGTTTACTAAAAATGGTGAAGTTACTGAACTACAAAGAAATGTTAGGTTTTATGTTGCTAACTTAGGTGGATCTATCCATAAAGTTAACAATGTAGCTAAATCTAAGAGTAATTTAGCTGCTGGTAAAAAGGTTATAGTTCTTAACACTCTTGATGATAAACGTATAGAACTTCGTAATGTTAATTATACTTATTATTATGAAGAAGCTATGAAAATTATTAATCCTATTAAACTCGGTATTTCTCCTAAACAAAAAGGTGATAAGAATAATAAAACTGTAAGTGGTAAAGTTCTTATTAAGAAATACGGTAATCAATTTAATACTTTATTTGACGATAATGAAAACTAATCAAGATAAGTATGTTAAAGAAGTTATTAATGGATTTCAAGCTAATAGAGGTAGAGCAAGTGTTTATTGTTTTCATCCTATTGATTTTGCAGATCTAATTATTAAACTTATAGATCAGTTTTATATTAAGTCTCACGGTGTGAAAGTATTCATAGTTGTAGATTCATTTAAAACTAGAACTGCTATTATTAATGCTTTAGCTAGTAAACCTAATGCTGGATATAATACTACAATATTAAGTGCTGATTATGTTAAAACTTCTTACTTATATGATTATAAACTAATCATTGCAGTAGGTCTTAATGATAATCTTGATCTTATTAATTTCTTAAGTAGACAAGGAAAGTTTATACTTTCTATATTTACTAAGAATATAATGGATTCTAATTATATTACTTCTGTTAGGAGTATATTACCTAACATCCATGTTACTGTATCTAACAATTCTGTTCGTACAGATAACATTTACTCCCCCGTAGAGGAACGCAGGATTGCAATCAGTCTATCGGCTGAAGATCATGAGTTATACGAAAAGTATAATGAATATATTGCTACATCTGTTTCTATATTTGGTGATATTAGTATCATTGATAAATGTAAATATGGTGATTCTAAACTAAACATTAGTGCTGTTCAATTTCGTGAAGAAATAGCTGCGAATAATGGTTGGAGTTCTGAACTTAATACTTCTATTGAATGGAATAAGAAGATTGATGATATTTATAATCCTAATAATCTATTTGAGAGAGCTAATAATTTCTTTACTATTACTAAACAGAGAAGAGATCTAGTTACTGATAATGAAGCAAAGCTACATAGTATACTTGCTATATGTACTTTTCATTCTACAATGCAAATACTTATTGTGTCTAAACGTGGAGAATTTGCTTCTAAGGTTACTAAATACCTAAATGAATTTACTGATCTTAAATGTGCTGACTATCATGATAATATAGAAAGCTCTATACTTATTGATAGTGCTACTAATGAACCTGTTCTTGTTAAGAGTGGTGCTAGTAAAGGTCAACCTAAAATAGTAGGCGCCCAGTCGATCAGTACAATGAATCTGACAGCGTTTAACTCAAAGCAAGTCAATGTATTGTCGATCAAAAGTAGTTCTAATGTGAAGCTGAAAACAGCTATTGATTTAGTGATTTTCACCTCACCTTTTGTAGATGACATTATTGCTTTTAAGACGCGTTTTACTGATGTTACATTTAATAGTGTACCAACGATTAATTATAAGGTTTATTGTAGAGGTACAATTGAGAACAAACACCTTAGTAATCAAAAGGAGTCATCATTGATTAAAGTTATACCTGATGATGAGGACGAAATTGATTACAATAATGATAATGATGCAGTAGTACTATAAAAATAACAGTGAAAATATTTGGTACTGTTAATAATAAAGTGTACTATTGTTAAAGATAACAAATATCTAGTACTTTGAAATATGAGCGAGAATAAAGAAACTATTGTTTCTGATGATGCGGCTAATTCTCCTGCCGCTAATCAAATCAAAGATGAAGTTAAACAACAGTCTAAAGAAGTTGCTCAATATAATGCTAATGTAGGTATAAATGCACTGAATCTCTTTGATGAGAAACAGCTTGCTGCTGCTGAGGTCTTTCTAACGAAAGTTATGAAAAGTGCTAAAGGTGGTATAACTACGGTTGCTGATGGTTTAGCTATCCTTATGAGAGCTAATGACCTTAATCTACCTTTTAGCACTTGTATTGAACACATCCATGTTATTAATGGAAAGACTGGTGTTGATATTCATATTATTAAAGCATTATTATCGAGGGCAGGTTGTACTTGGAGAACAATTAAAGATTATCAACCTCTGTATGAATATACAGACGGTATTAATGTATATGTAGACGGGAGTTTTCCTGAATATGTTGTAAGATGTAGAAATCAAAAAGAAGCAGAAGATAGGTTAAAGGCTGATCCTGATGGAGATAGTCAATATGCTTATCCTGTTAAATTTTATAAAGACGGTGCAAACAATGTTTATAGAGATTATCAATTAAACACTGTTAAATTTGGTATAGCTATTAATGCAGCTCAAATGGCTGAAATTACTAGAGCTAATAAAATACCTGTATACCGTATTCCTAATGTTCCTGTTGACTATATGACCGAGTATGAAATTACTCGTAATGTCAGAGGAAAAGAAATAACTGCTATTGGCAGGTTTTCTTATAGTGAAGCTGTTAAAGCTGACTTACTAACTAAAGACACTTATGTTAAATATGCTCGTATTTTAATTGGACATAGAGCTTTTACTTACTGTGCAAGAGAAGTTGCATCTGATATTCTATTTGGAGTTTCTGAAACTACAGAACTTAAGATTGTATCTGGTGTTGAACTTTCTAACAAAGACTTTGCTAATGGTGCTGAAGAGACACCTTTCGTTGAAGTAGGTTAACCTCATTCTCTTTATACAAATAAAAATAATATTATTTAATAATTTAAAAAACAATTTATGAAAACTGTAAAATCAACTGCCGGATTATCTTTTGGATTTAGTGCTGTAACTGCTGGTCAACGTAACACTACTTCTGAACCTCAAGTAATTGCTGTATCTACTGAAGGTAACTTTAGATTAACTTCTATTGTTAGTAAAGTATTAGGTATTGGTCATGGTGATAACATCATGTTCTTATCTAATATTGATCAACTTGATGCTGCTATTCGTGAAAAAGATCCTTCGCTTGTTGCTTTCTGTGAAGAAGCTGGTTTAGAAATTGATTCTCCTGAAGCATTAATTGCTATCCATAGAGAATTTGATAGCTGGGCTATTGCTAAAGGTGTTAAAGAATTTGACGCTAAAGGTTTAGCTAAAACTACTGCTGAGCGTCTATCTAAAGGTGATAAACTTAAATTTGTTGCACAACAGTTTGAAGCTATGCTTGAAGGAGCATTAGCTAGCGATAACGAAGAAGTTAAAGCTGCTTTATCTCGTGAAGGTATTACTCCTGAAGAACAAGCTGATATTTTAACAGCGTTTGTTATTCCTAAGGATTTACCTAAATTCAAAGGTTCTAAATTAGCTAACCCAGGTGGTGTTACTGGCCCGGGTACTTCTCTTACTTTCACTGATTCTAACGTGTGGAAACAATTGAAAGCTGATATGGGTGAAGAAGCTACTGCTTTAAACCGTGTATTTGAAATTGATCTTGATAACATTCAAGATGTTGTTATGTCTAATGGTTACGAAGAAGTTACTGTTAAAGCTTTAGTACTTGGTGATTATTCAGATAAAGTTCCTGCTCGTGTAGGTGCTGTTGCTGAGGAGTCTCAAGAAGACTAATATTATTCTCTCTCATAGAGATTTTATTTAAACCGATAGTGTTGCTAACTCTAGTAACGCTATCGGTTATTTTTGTATATTAAACGTTTAATTTTATAATTATATATTTATGTCGGATAACACTGATAAAGCGGCTGTTGCGCAACAAGCTGCTACAACTAATGCTGAAGGTAAAGTAACAGAAGGTGCTGCTCAACCAGCAGAAACTAAAAAAGTAAATCGTAGAGGTGTAAGTTCTGCAAGAGGAACTCAACGTCTTAAGTTTACACATCAATTAGCTAATAATGTTAATGGGTTATTTATGGCTCATCTTGTTAGTGTAGAAGTTACTAATATTCTTATTGGCGAAAGCACAAGTGGAATGCCTTCCTTTAATGGTCTAGAAATTCCTAGACTAGTTCTTACTTTTGCTTCTAACGAAGAAGATCCTAATAAACGCCATTATCAAACATTATCTTTTACTGCTGTAGAATCTAATGTTAACACTATTCCAGGTGCTAAGGATGAATGGAAAGTTAATGCTATCTTTGACTGGGTTAAACATATTATGAATGTGTTTGTTCTTAAAGGTCGTGAATTAACTGATGCTGAAGCTGATGCATTGAGTCTTAACTTTGAAGACTTTGATGAGCAAGGAGATTATGTTCCTGTTGAATCTGAAGTTGTTATTGCAGGTTGGAGAGCATTGTTTGAAAATATTGAGAATATGCTTAATAGAGGAAATGATGACAAACCTGTTTATAAAACTAAAGACGGTAAAGTTATTGCTCTTTGGATTAAACTTCTTCGTCATGTTAAGCACAATAAGAAAGGTTGGCAAAATGTTAATAATGGAGATTTAAGCTTCCCTACTTTTGTTGGAGAAGGTTGTATTGAAGTATTTAAACAAAATGCTAATCCTTCTATTAGATTGGATGCTGTTAAAGAAGCTATCATTCCAATGAATATTGAAAAAGCTAAAGCTCCTAATATGGGAGGTGGAGTTCCTGCAATGGGATCACCTATGATGGGTGGTATGCCGGGTATGGGGGATAGCTTTGGAAGTATTAATGCTGATGCTGCTGAAGATATGCCATTCTAATATATAAACTTTATTATCTACGTAAAAAAGACCAATAGCTATTTAGTTATTGGTCTTTTTTTTATCCTCTAATTATTGCCAATGGCTAGAAATATTAATACTGGAACTCTTAATAAAAAATATATTCTTAGTAAAGTAAGTCAAGTTAGTATTTTTAGTACTTATTTAAATCTTTCTGATGCTATAGTTCAACATTGTATTGATACTGGAGACTTTATACATTCTCCTATTAGATATGATATTAATCCTACTTGTGGGTTTAAATATACTCAGGATAGACTTAAATTTAAAGACTTTGCTGGATATTTCTGGGGTGACTGTTTTGATCTTGTAGCATTAGTTATGACTACTACTTATAATAGACCTATTAATATATCCAATAAAGAAGATTTCCTTAAAGTTCTTAGACATATCACGTTTATGTTTAAAGATATATTTTATGGACAAGAAAAAGATATTAATCTTATTACAGATATAAACACTGCTATTGTTAATTTACGTAATACTAAACCTAATATTGAATTGGTTATTCGAGAATGGAATAATAATGATATTAATGATTGGAAACGTATAGGTGTTAGTCCTCATTTGTTAAATATTGAATTTATATATCCTATAGATCAGTACTATATTAATAGAAATGTTAATCCTGATCCTAAATATTATTATAATCCTACTGACCCTTGTTATGCTTATTTACTTGGTCAAGATCGTAATGGACTTTATAATATTAAACTTTATTTTCCTAAACGTGAAAAAGGTTTTACTAGATTTATAACTAATTGTAATCATCTTGAAGGTATTTATACATTGAATCAAGATGAGTATGATATAATTGTTATTACTAAGTCTACTAAAGATAGAGTTGCTATAAAAGCAGCTATTAAAGAGATTAACTTCCTCTACGGGGGAGCCATTAAAGTCAACATCGGCGTTATCAATCTACCTCATGAAACTTATAAACTTAGGCAGAGTGAATATGATTGGTTACATGGTAAACTAAAAAAAGGAGGTATTATGCTATCTCTTATGGATAATGATAGAGTTGGAAAGATGCAGACTATATGGCTTCGTAACAACTTTATTATAATGCCTGTTCTTATACCTGTTAAAGATGGTGCAAAAGACTTCTCCGAGTGGAGAGAAAAAAAAGGAATTAAAGGGATCGTTGATCCTATTATTAATATAACTACTAATATAAAAGAATATGAAACAAGTTTTGTTAGGCGATACAGTAAACTTATTAGGGATAAGAAAGAAGGTAATATTAGTCCATTCTGATAGTCCTAATAAAGGAGGTCTTAATGTGTATATGCGAGCTATTACTCAAAAAGAAGAAGATAGACTAGATAAGTATAGTGATAAGTCTGCTATATATTTCTATGGAGATTTAGATTTTAATAAAGCTTCTGATATAGATTCTATTAAGAGATATGGTCTTGTAGAAACTAATAATCGTGGATTGATTTATTCTAATTTTAATTATGAAGAAGGTCTATTTGGTCTAGTTGATAATTATGAGATGGGTAAATTAGAAAAGGTTATTAAATGGGGACCTTGTAATGATCCTGTTGCTTGGTTAAAGTATAATCATTGCCTTCTTGGTAAGCCTGATAAGGTGATGGTTTATAATGATAATTATCATGACTTCTTTATCGGACGAAGATAACATCTTCTTTCTAGAGGAAGTAGATCGTTATCGTATAAGTGTTCAAATAGACAGTAATGGTTATTCTAATACTAGTAATAATCTTGAAGAGTTAAAGAATACTTATGATAAAGTTATAGAGAATACTATGTATACTGATCAAGAAGTTCTAGTTGTTATATTTGATTATGACAAAGATTGTAATGTTTACTATTATAATAGCAATGATGAACTCAATTGATTTTATTAAGTATGATTCTCATGATATAAGTGTACAGTTAGATAATTGTACACTTATTATTCGTTATCCTAATGTAACATATAGTTACTGGAAAGGTCTTTGTCCTTTTGATCAAGATGAATTACCTTATATATTAAGTGATCTACTTATGTATATGGATTGTTCTATTGAACTAGATGGTAAACGAGTTATTAAAACTAGTAATATGACTTATCAAAGTTATATTACTGATTATTACTATTATCTACTTCGTGTTGATGATCAAATTGAGTATAATTATTGGTTTGATGAATTACTTAAAACTCATCAAATTAATGTAGATTTTGAAATTGCTAATCCTGTAATATTAAATGTTACTAAGGAGAAGACTAAAGCTATTGTTAAAAAAGCTAATACTAAAGGTAAGTTTGTTAGACAAGTTACTACTGATTTAATTACTAATGAAGAAGCATATATTTACTCTAATAGTAAAACTGGTGAAACTATTAATAGTAGTGATCCTAACTTGCTTAGTAGCCTTAATGGTTTAAAACCTAAGAAAGAAAAGAAAGTTAAACAATCTAAAGTTGTACCAGTTAATATGTCTGCTATGACATTTAGTTTTAATAAGAAAAAAGATGGATTATAATAAAGCTCTTTATAGGAGAAATAATGCAGGTCAACCTACTGTATGGTATGCTAGAGTTAATAATTCTGCTTATTGTTTAGAATTATATTATGGGATATTAGGGAAAACTATTAGTTCTGAAATTATCCATACTAAGAGAACTCTTGAAGATGAATTAAAGTCTCGGGTTAATACTAAACGTAAGAGTGGATATATGTTACTTGCTGACGTTGCTGATAGCAATACCTTGCCCGTAGAGGAAACACAAGTAATAGCTTATCTTGATACTTATCTGCCTTATGATAGACAAAGTCATACTGGTGCTATGCTTCATATGCTTGCTAAACTGTATGATAATAAGAATAATAAGATATTCAATAAACAAAGTTCTTATATAGTTCAACCTAAGATTAATGGTCTTAGATGTGGTATTGGTGCTAAGAATAACGAAGGTGATTTATTTAAACCTATTGCTTTAACCTTTCAATCTCGTGAAGGTAACTATTGGGATAGTCTAGGTGATCTTGAAGAATATTTACTTAAAGTATTACCTATTGATTTATTGAACTTAATGATAAATGAAGATTATATTCTTGATGGAGAAGTATATCTTTATGGTCATGCTGTTAATGAGATAAATCATCTTGTTAAAGACCCTAAAGATCCTAAGAATAAACTTTTACAGTTCTGGTGTTATGATATAGCTGTTGCTAATATGACTCAAAATGCTAGACTATCTACTCTTGATAAACATATAGGATATTGTGCTATTAATTTAAATAAAGAAGGTAGCCACTCTAATAATACTGAAAGATTAGTTAGAGTTCCTGATTATCTTTGTACTTCAGATAGTTCTGCTAGAAGTCTTAGAAATAAGTTTATTAAATTAGGATTTGAAGGCATTGTTGGTCGTAATCCTAATGATGAATATCAGTTTGGTAAACGTAATTCTGCTATGTGGAAGTTTAAAGCTATGACTGATGGTAAGTTTACTATAGTTGATATTGTACCTGAAGATGAAAAGAGAGATCTTCCTTTATTAGTACTTAAGAATGATATTAATAATGCTACTTTTAAAGCTAGTGTTAATGGATCATTTGATTATCAACGTAGTGTTATTGCTAATAAAGATAAATACATGTACAGAAAAGCTCTTGTTGAGTATGGAGAAAGAAGCGGTGTTGAACAAGTTCCTTTTCACATTAAAACTGTTATTATACTGGAGGATTAAATATGGCTATACATAAGTATAAAGTTATAAATCCTGTAAAGATTCCTAAACTACCTTTTTATGACGATAAAAAAGGTATATTTTATATTCCTTTAAAAACTAAATATCGTTATTATGTAGAAGCTGTTATTGAAGATGGTCAAGGTGGAGTTAATTATTATATTCTTTTAAGTAAAGAGAAGTTTGATATTAACTGTAGACTTTGTCATACTGATGATTATGGTAGAGTACAGATTAAACTTAGAGGAGAAGTATTAGATTATGTTATCAAAGAATCAATTGAAAGAGGAAATGTTAATGTAGTGTACATTGAATCTGTTGAAGGTTATGATGTTTATAGTATTGAATAACTATATATTGAATAGGGAGTTGCTTATGGTGGCTCCCTATTTGTGTTTGTAGCCAGTCAGGATGAACCATGATTTGCCACTGAATGCCATTTTGGTGACCTGTGTTATAGTATGGGCTAGTATATGGATAACAGTGTCAGAATGCTAAAAGCTGTCTTAAATGGCTTTAAATTAAGTCATAATAATTAATAATATTTTGACAATAATAATTAATTATTTATATATTGAATTAATACTTATAAACATATGGATCTTTTTAATATAATTTGTGATATTGAAAACATAGATAATGCTACTGATAGATGTATTGCTTATTCTGAAGTTATAATACATTTTAAAATGCTAAAAGATAGTTATTACTTTCAAGAGTCTAGAATAGATTGGAAAAACGAAGTTAACGTTGCCATTATTAAAGACTTTCATTCTATAATTGATACTAATATTCTTGAACTAAAGAATATGATAAAGATAAACATTGAATTTAAAAACACTATATGAAAAGTTATATTGTTGGTATATCTGGACAACTTAATTCAGGTAAAGATACTTTTGCTTCTATGCTTAATTATATCTTTTATAAAGGTGTAGCTAAAGCTAATTATTCAGATTGGTTAACTCATCGTGTTAAATGGGATTTAACTAATGAACATCGTATTACTCATTTCGCTGATCCTATGAAGGATTGTTTGTCTATTATTTATAATATTCCTCGTAAGTATTTTGACGATAGAGATAAGAAAGATGTAGAGTGGTATTCATTTAGTCAGCGTAGGTTTCTTACAGAAGCTGAAGCTAGTTTTAGTGAATATGTAGGTATTACTATAGAATCTCTTACTGTTAAATATAATTTAAATTATATTATTGAAGATATTGAAAGAAAGGGTAAAACTCCTGTTATTAGGCTTCGTACTCTTATGCAATATTTTGGTACTGAAATTGGTAGAAAACTACTTGGTAATAATCTTTGGATTAATTCTACTATGTATAGAGCTGCTGATATTGCTGAAACTACTGGTCTTTGTATTATCCCTGATGTAAGATACAGGAATGAGAACAACGCTATAGTAAAGCATATCCTCTACGGGGGAGACATTGAGATCAGAAGAGAAAGTACTGATCAAGTTGCTAAACATGATAGTGAAGATATTGATTTTAAATCTACTTTTCCTATTCAGAATAATGGTACTAAAATGCAGCTATTTTATAAAGCTGTTGGTTTTGCTAATCATATGCTTAAATGTTATTAAGATATGTTTGATTTTATTATTGTTTTTATTGTTAATCTTTTTAGTAAACGTAAGGTTTATAAAAAGTATGTACACATTTGTCATTCTTATAATAGCGAACATGTTGTTAAATCTAAACTTGTTAGTAATGGTAAGATTGGTAAAGGAAAGCTTTGTGTAAGATATAACGTTTATGAAAGAGGTATTTGCATTGAATGTGTTAAACCTTTTAATTATAAAGTTGCTACTAATATTCCTGCTTCTAGAGTTTATACTAAGTTTAATATTAAAATTTAAATTAAAACTATTATGCCAGATAATAAAAAGTCTGCTTGTTGGATTGGATTACATAAATCTGATATTCACAAAGAAATAGATCTAACTGATCTTAAAGGAACAGTTGTTGGTCTAGTAATTATTAATAGATGTGATAATTGTGGTAAGATTACTCACACTAAAGTTAAAACAGTTGAACCCAGTTATAATTAAATTATGAAAAATACTATTGCTCGTTTTAGGTATAAAGTGTTAATGTTTATGCTAAATTTTGCTCTTGACCATTTAAGTAAGAAAAGTGGTACAATTAATCATGCTACAAGAGAACTTACTTTAGCTGGATTCTATACAGGAGATTCTATGAATAAACTTATTGCTGATCAGACTATTAAATTACTTAAGTTGTTTAGTACATTCGGTCATAGTGGGTTTAGTTCTGGTATGGGTATTGATCTATTTAGTAAACTTGCTAATTTTAAAATAATATCTGCTCTTAAACTTAATGATGATGAATGGAATAAAGTTGATAGAGATATTAATGTTAAACAAAATAATAGATATGGTCACATATTTATGGATGATAAAGGTATCTATAATGTCAATGCTTTTGTTAAACAAGTTGTTAAGAGTAAGTTTATAAATGAAAAAGATGTTATAGATCATAATGGTGGCACTTATACTGGTACTGTCTTTCTATGTAGAGCTGGTTTAGCTACAGGTCAAGCTTTTAGACGTTGTTATGTTAAACCTGAACATACAGAAGGTGGATATATTCCCAAAGGAATTATTTATCTACCTGTAACTCAAATTGAAGTTACTTCTGATGATTGGTTAATGTTTGTTGATGTTAAAAGTCTTAAATATCAGGAGATAATTGCTAATTATAATATTGAGTATATTGAGGTTCCTGATATTAAGAACCAACCTATTAAACGTCTTACTCATAATTACGGTTACTAATATAATATTTGTATGAGTTTATATAATATTGAAGAAGAGTTACTTCGTATCTTTGCGGAGATAGAGGAAAACGATGGGGAGATAAGTGATGAAACTTATGCTCAATTAAATATTACTAAAGAGAATCTTAATGTTAAGCTTGACAACTATGTTAAATATATCATTTCGCTAGATGGAGATGTAGATGTTGTTAAGAAAGAAGTTAAGAGACTTCAAGCTAAAGCTAAAACTAAGGAGACTAGAATTACTCAACTTAAGAAAGCTATGCTTGGTGCTGTACAGATGTTTGGTACTGAAGGTAAGACTAATAAGTTTATTGATCTACCTACTGTAAGATTATTTACTAAAGGTAGTCAATCTGTTGAAACTAATGACGCTAGAATTAGAATTCTTATAGGAGAATTTGAAAGATATGTACGTGAACTTGTTGATAATGGAGTATTATATACAGGACAAGATGTTGAACTACAAGGTATCCTTGATAGTGTTAATGCTAATCTTAAAGCTGAACATGACGCCCAAAACACTGAGGTACTTGGTTTAGAATTAAAAGGTGAATTTATACCTTATACTCTTTCTGATCTTACTACTCTTAAAATAGAGATTACTACTACTCAATCTATTTATGATTTGTTTAGAACTGGTAAAGATGCTTTAATTCTTTATGCTAAAAATCCTATAAATACTAGTATGAGAGATCATACAGCTAAAGATGATTGGAAATCTGTTATTGTTACCGCTGATACTATTAATAATACAGAAGGTAATGATAAACAATTCAGTTATCCTTCTGTTGCTAAGATTGTTAAAAATGAATCTATACAAATGAAATAGTATGTATGACACGTTAGATAACGAGAATGAACTTGCTACTAGAATTGCAAGAGAGGCTAATATTAAATTAGCTTCTCTTGATCAAACTAGTGAAGAAGGTCTTAAAGTATTAAATAATTTTAATACTTTACTTCGTATAGCAGAGATTATTAATTTTAACTATTTTAATCATAAAGAAATAGCTGCTAATATTAATGATCTTTATACTTTAATATTAGGTAAACCTTTATCTCCTTTAACTTTTGATGATAATGAGTTTTATTTGGATGATAGTGATGTGATTGATGGAGATAAATTTGAAGTATATTTTAATAAAAGATATGATCAAATTAGGAAAGAGGTCTATCAAGGTATTGCTATATATATTCATATTAGTCCTTATATAGGTTATGTAAAGTCAGCTTATGACCATAATCATAATAAAGAATTTGTACCAGCTCCAGATTGGACTATGACTGGTAAAGTTTATATTACTAAAGGAGGAGTTGTTACTGGAGAATATATTAGTTATTGTACTATTGATATAAATAGATCTAAAGATATAGATTTATTTACATCTGTTAAGCTAGGAGTTAGTGTTATACAAGATGTTATAAATGATTTTAATACTAATCATATTTATACTGTTGATGCTAGAGATCCTATGCTAAAAGTTCTTAGAAGTAAATATATTGTTATTACCGAAGTAGATGAATCTATTAAAGGTACGTATGATATTCGTAAATATACCAAGTTAAATAAATAAGTAGATATGAGTTTTATTAAAGGTATACCTTTCGCATTTAAAGGTGTTGTTAATGTTGAAAATTGTCGCACTGCTGAAGAAGTAATGATTGCAGCAAAGTTAGATTGGGAAGTTGCTAAATGTGAACTTGTTGCTAAAACTCCTGCTAAATCATCTGATTCTGAAAGAGAAGATGGATTTACTCGTGGTGGAGATTTCTATATAGATTGTCCTAATGCTTTCTCTGTATATCGTACTGATAATAATATACCATTAGGTGTTGTTAAAGGTCGTTATACTCCTGTACAAAACGTTGAAGCTTTTAAATTCTTTGATGGTGCTATAGGTAAAAACAAAGCTATTTGGCAAACTGCTGGATGTTTTGGTAATGGAGAAAGAGTATTTGTTTCTGCTAAACTTCCCACTGGAATGCTTATTAATGGACAAGATCCTGTAGATACTTATCTTGTATTTACAACTACTCATGATGGTACTGGAGGTGTTAAAATTCTACTTACTCCTATTAGAGTTATTTGTGGAAATACACTAAATGCTGCTATTGCTAGTACTAGTAATTATGTATCTTTCCGTCATACTAAATCTGTACTTAATAATATAGATACTGCCAATGAAATACTTGGTATATGTAAAGATAGGATAGATGCTGTTAGTCAATCTTATGAAGCTATGTATAAAAGAGCTTATCCTGAAAAGAAAGCTCAAAGTGTATTTGCTTCTGTTATTTTAAATGATGCTGAACTTGAAGCTATTAAAGTTACAGGTCATACTATTGAACAAATTGTTGCTAAGAATTGGTCTGCTATTGAAGATAGCGGTATTAGTATGAAGAAAGTTAATACTATACATGAGATCAATAAGTACTATTATACTGGTCCCGGTCAAAGAGAAATACTTGATACTGGATGGGGAGTATATGGTGCTATTACTGGATACTATTCAAATGTAGATAGCGCTGTTGGTCTTAAGCGTATGGATAGTCTTCTTTATGGAGATAAATCTAAGAAAATAGAGACTGCTGGTAATTTAATTTTAACTTTATAATTAATATGAATACATTAGAAGCTGTTAAAGTGTTTCATGAAACGTTTAACCATCCTGTTGAAACAAAACCTACTCTTATTGATGAAGCAAGACTTGCTACTAGGATTCAATGGATAATTGATGAACTAGAAGAATTAAAACAAGCTTTAGCTAATAAAGATATTGTAGAGGTTGCTGATGCTTTAGCAGATGCTAGATACTTCTTAGATGGTACTGTTGTTGAATGTGGAATGGTTGATTTATTCCCTAGTATATTTGCTGAAGTTCAACGTTCTAATATGAGTAAAGCTTGTATTTCTAAAGAAGAAGCTGAACTTACTGTTGCTAAGTATGAAAGAGAAGGTGTTGAGTGTGGTTATATTGCTAAAGAGATTTATGATGTAAATAGTTTAGATTATAAAACTATTTATATTATAGTTCGTCAACCTGATGGCAAGACTCTTAAATCTATTAATTATAGTCCTGCTAATTTATCATTTGTTAAAGAATATTAAGATGACTCAATTTAAATTTGATAAAACTAAAGTAACTCCTATTCAAGGAGTAGGTAAAACTGTTAACACTGATGAAAAAGTTGGTGAAATGCAGAAGATGGATACAACTAAAGAAGTTGATACTGTTGATATTTCTAAAGATGATCTTAACTCAGCTTTAGAAATTGTTAAAGGAGGTGAAACTATTATTATTCCTGTATATGAATTCTTATTTAAAAGAGATCATAATGGTACTAAAGATAAGTATCGTATTATGGGAATAGGTGGTAGTATTCTTGTTAATGAACAAGAACTTGATCATATTTATAATAGGTTTAAAGAACTTATAGATTAGATATGTTAGATATAGATACTATTCAAAGAGGTATGTATTATACTCATATAAGGTCTAATATAACTTACAGATTAATTGATTTTGTAGAGTGCTTAGATCCTTTTACTGGATCTTTTTATAATGGTGTTTATTATAAAAGTACTGCTGATAACAAAGGATATTGTATGAATAAACATAATTTTTGTAGAGTATTTACAGATCTTAAATATAATCCTAATAATACTATATTATTGTAAATTATGAATAAAGTACAATATGCTTTTGGTAGAGATTATCTAGAGTCTTGGACTATAGAAGATGCTCTCAGAGAAGTATTTCAAAATTATATTGATTATGGTAAATATGACTTAAAAGTCAAAGATACTCCTAATCCTAATATTGTTAATGTTACCATTTCTAATGATTATAATCCTAATTCATTAGAGTTTCTAAGATTAGGTAATACTAGTAAATCAGATGGTAAATCAATTGGTCATCATGGTGAAGGTCTTAAAGCTGCTTTTCTTATATTTACTAGAGAAAATCATTATTTTGCTTTAGACACATATCATTACAGACTTATTGGAGGTTTTGATAGAAGTGTTGCTATTGGTGAATCATTTCATATTACTTATACTTCTGTAGATTTTAATGATAAACTATTTAAAACTACGTTTAATTGTCCTAGAGAAATATATAATACTTTTGTTTCTAATATTATTACTAAAGACGATATACTATTTGATGATGACTATTATGGCCAACTTATTAACAATAACAAAAGTACTGGTAATATTTATTCAGGTAATTTATTTGTATGTAATATACCAAATCTTAATTATTCCTATAATATTAATCCTGAGCATCTCAGTTTAGATAGAGATAGACGAGTTCCTTATGATTGGGATATAGATCGTTCTACTTCTAAAATACTAGAAGCTTATAACAGGTCTAAAGTAGTTGTTCGTAAACCTGTTAATTATAATTCTAGAGATTATAGTTATGTTTCTAGACTTACAGATGAAGAAGTTAAACCTATTAAAGCTATAACTGTTGATAATAAAATACAATTTTATGATACTTATCATAAAGAGGTTATTAATAATCAACGTGTTAAAGATGTTCTTAAGAATCATCCTAAGTTTAAAAAAGATAATGTAACTAATCGTAAAGATAAATTTACTTCTGCTAGAATTGCTGCTAAAAACAAGAAAGTAATTACTTTGCTTAATACTTTTAAAAAGAATTATTGTAGAGATAATGAAAGTGCTGATATTGATATTGATGTTATAATTTATAAATTAAAGAAAGAAACTAATAATGAGCGAACAAGTAAATAAACCTCTTGCTACTAAAGAACAAATAGATAACGCTGATGTTATGTACAGTATTGCTGCTGATATTGCAGTATTAATGTCTAAAGTTGCTACTTTACCTAAAGCTCGTGAAAGAGCTATTGTTAATTCTAAATTAGAGGAAGCTTGGCTTTATTGTAATTTAGATCTTGAACGTAACCATAAAATATAAGTTATTATGAATTTTGGAGAAGCTACAAAAGCTGCTAAAGAAGGTAAACCTATTTGCAGAAAAGGTTGGAATGGAAAAGGGATGTTTGTATATTATGTTCCTGCTGCTACATATCCTTCTATGACAGAACTTGCTAAAATGGTATTTGGTGAGTATGTTAATTATAATGAGTATTTAGCTATTAAAAATGTTAATGATACTGTTAGTACTTGGGTTCCTAGCATTAATGATATTTTTGCTGAAGATTGGGAAATTGCAACTATTGAATTATAAGTTATGCCAGTTCCAATGCATCCTGTTAACTCAACTCGTATTAGTTATGCGGGTTGGGAAGATAATACTTTATATTTAACTTTTAATAGAGGAGCTCAATATAAATATTTAGGTGTTCCTAGAGAAGTATTAGAAAAACTATTAGATAGTGCTTCTCCTGGCAACTATTTTGAAGATGAAATTAAAGGAGTTTATAAAGTAGAAAGAATATAATATTATATCATGGAAAATCAAACTATAATAAACGCTATTAGTGTACTAAACGAAACAGTATCTATTTGTAATTCTAATAATCAAAATACTGCTGCTGAAGTTGCTGCTGCTAAAATAATTGAATTAATTAAGAAATTAAACTTTGATAATGTTTAAAGCTGAAATTGTTGCTGATAGTCTTTCTCCACAAGGAGATAGACTTATTTCTATACTATGTACATTTCCTCGTATTATACTTGCAGAAGTTAATACTCATAGAATGCTAAGTAAGAATACTTCTAGCAGTCGTGCTATACCATTTAAGAAAATGGTTCAATCTGTTAAAGATAATCCTTTTATTCCTATTGCTTGGCAGAAAGATCATTCTGGTATGCAAGGTAGTGAATATCTTAATCCTGATAAGAAAGTTACTCTTGATGAATTTATAGTTATTCTTTATGATACTTTAAATACTTATCCTAAAGATTCTAAAGAATATGTTTTACTTGAAGCTAAAATAAAAGAAAGAGTTGAACTTGTTGAAACTATCCTTGTTGATTATAAAAATAAGGTTAAGTCTCTTATTGATTGGTGGTTATTTGCTAGAGATAAAGCTGTAGAATGTGCTACCATTCTTTATGTACTTAATGTTACTAAACAGTTATGTAATAGACTACTTGAAACCTTTATGTGGACTACTATGCTTATTACTGGTAGTCTTGAAGGAGGTTGGGATAACTTCTTTAATCTTCGTTGTCCTCAATATATTCTTCCTAGAGCTGCTTCTGTAGATATGAGATTTAAGTCTTGGAAAGATGTTATTAAACATAATGAAGAAATTACTTCATCTAATCCTGAACATGTTGATCGTATTGCAGGAGCTAAATGGCTTAATGAGTTTTCTGTTTTAGATAGACTTAAACAAAATACAGGTCAAGCTGAAATACATATGATGTATCTTGCTGAACTTATTTATGATACTGTTAATGAAAGTATTCCTAAACAACTTAAAGCTGGTGAATGGCATATTCCTTTTGATAATAAAATTATCTCTATATTATCAGATGTTAATTCTGGTAACAGAAGTACTGGGATACAATGGCTTAGAGATAAGATTAAGATTTCTACTGCTATGGGAGCTAGAACTTCTTATACTATAGTTGGTGATGAGAAAGAAGTTAAATGGGGAGATTTATATACTCTTGATGATAAACTTCTTATTCAACAACCTCCTCATAGTTCTCCTATGGAACATTGTTCTCGTGCTATGGATGATAAAGAATATGTTAGTACATCCAAAGGAAAAAGACCTGATGTTGTTGTACAAGGAACTATTGAAGAGATAAAAGATGTTATAGAATTAGGTTGGTGTAGAAACTATCGTGGTTTTATACAACGTCGTCATCTTATTGAAGAAACTTTTAAATCTTAAGTTATGAGTACTGAAATAAAATATACTAAAAGAAGAGGTATTGCTCGTACTAAACATGGTAATAGATGGCTTATAGATCATAATTCTTTAGCTATAGATGAAACTGTTAAAATACCTGATGAATCTATAGGTAAACTTATAGGTACTCCATTATTTGAATGGGCTGAACTTATAGATGAAAAAGCTAAACTAGAAGAAGCTAAAATTAAACAACTTAAAGTTGAAGAAGCTTTTAAAAGCTTTTGTATTACTAATAATATTAAATATAAATCTAAGACTTATTATAAGTATCAATTGATTTATTTTAATGGTGCTATTTCTGTACTAGGAGAAATTCCTCCTAAATGGGGAGTTTGTATGATTGGTAGCAGGGAAATTATTGAAGACTATACATAATATGAGAGTTATTAAACATTATCTAGCTGCTTATAATCCTAATACTAAAACACAAAAATGTGTTATGTGTGGAGAGGTTATTCATGATTATAGTGAAGGATCCTATGATTCTCCTGAAGGAGCTAATCATAAAGGTTGGGAACCTGGTCATCATTATATTACTGGTGTTAATCCTACTCTATTTAGTTCTACCGAACCTGTTGGTAAGAATGTTAATATAGTAATATGTAAACTTAATTATAAAAATCCTAATGAATAAAAAACATTATATAGGTGTAGAGCTTGTTTCTGCTGAACCTATGATTAGAAAAGAAGCTATTGAGTCTGGTTATTTTAAAGCTGATCTTAGTGATCTTGGTGAAGAAGCTGATGACGAAGGTTATCTAGTTGATTATGGTAACTACAAAGAGTGGGCTACTAAAGATAGATTTGATAATAACTATCTAGCTATTGAAGATAGTACTAAGATTTCTTTTAGCGATGTTGAATCGTTTATAGTTCAAGGTACAAGTACTAAACTTGGTGAGAAAACTACTGTTGTCCTAGATACTACTATTACAGGTTTTGATACATTAGGTACATCTGCTTGTGTAGATCCTGCTAATTATGATCAAGAAATTGGTAATGAAATAGCTCGTAGAGATATTACTAATAAGATTTGGGGTCATCTTGGTTTTGTTCTACAATGGGCTAAGAATGGTCTTAAAGCTAAATCTAATAATGACTAATACTATAGGCTTTGCTCAATGGATTGGTGATAAACTTACTAAAGATAGTTGGTTTAGTTATGACTCTAAACTAGGTAAATGGTATGTTCATACAAAAGGACATCTTACTACTTTAGAGTTATATAAGCTGTATCTTATAGAGAAGTTTAAGTAAATAGTTATTGATATTATATGAGTACTTCCTCTACGGGCAAGGTTATATGATCTTAATCGTCTTAACCGTCTTGATTGAACCTCTAGTAATAGAGAGCTGTACCTCCCCCGTAGAGGAAGACACATTGCTAATACCTTATTATGCTTATGATTGAAACCAATATAAATATAATGATGGCTCTAGGAGTCTTCATTGTGACCATCATGTTACTAGTTATCGTGATGTTATTCTTACACTTAAAGAAGAAGCAGTCTAGAATTTTAGACTGTGTTGAAAGTGTTGTTGATGCTATTAAAAAGTTGAATACTACTGTTGCTACAAGTGATGAAGTTATTATGAATAACTTTAAGGAGATATCTTCTAAAACTGTTATTATTGATTCTAAACAAACATCTATTAAAGATATGTTAGATACTATTGCTAAAGGTATTGAAGTTTATAGTGCTAAGACTATGAGTATTATTAGTTCTAGTAAGCCGAAGCCACATAAGCGTGCCTACCCGAATAAACCTCGATCTGAACGTAATACACCTAAATCATAATAAAATGTATTGTGAAGCTGGAAACAGCTATTAAATCGAATACTATGGCTTGACCATAGATCAGCATTCCAACCAATACTATAACCACCATAAACAAGAAAAGGCCAACCGACTAGAGTAAAATCTAGTTAGTTGGCCTTTTTTTATTAACAGGAACTACTACTTAGTCAGGATTAATAGTATTAGCAATACTTTTAGCAAATTTAATATTAAGAGCATTCTCATTAATCTTATAGTAATTGTTATTCTTAGTCATAGTACTTAGACGTTGAGCAACTCTATAAATAGGAGTATTACGATAAAGTAGTACTGCAAGTTTATTCTCTCCTTTATATAATCCTGTAGTATAGTTAGGATTATATTCAGAATCAAACAACATACCAGTAGCAATACCTAAACCTTTAAACAAATCCTTAGGTCCATTCTGGGCAGCAATAGGAGAAGACCAAAGAGTTCCAGCTTCAGCAAATAATCCCCAAGGAGTATACATTGCAGACTCTGAATTAAGTCTATCTGCCATATATAAAGCAGTAGATAGTAATTCACTTTCTTTAATCTCATCATCATCAGTCATTAAATGAATAGATATAGCTACCATAAAAGCAGATGTTATACCTAGTAAATCACCTAATGCACGTCTAATATTATTCTGTTCCCAAACAGGCATTAACTGGTAATTAGTTTTAAGGTTAAGAACAGTATCAACTGAAGCTTTGATAACTTCTTGGAATGAAGCAAGTGCAACATTCTCATTATCAGTTTCAACTCTACTATTAACACGTTTACCTAAACCTCTAAACTCAGTAGAAAGATAATCAGCAAGAGAAACATAAGAACCTTTTTCTACACTAGAACGAGATTCATTATAATAACCTTTCATACGATATCTTTTCATAATACCGGGATATATATGTTTATGATATTGCATAGCTAAACCACCCCACCATTCTTTTTCAATACTAGCAGCACCTATCTTATCATATACACCATGTATTTTCTTATTAATAGAAATAACCTTTTGTCTAAGTTCTCCAAACATTCTACCGTCCATAAGACTTCCAGCTTTAATAACTGTTTGCCCATCAACTAATTCGAATTGATCTTCAGCTAAAGGATTCTTATTAAATTCTTCTTCAGAATTAGCAAGAGCTTTACTTCTTTCAGCAATATATTCTTTAATAAGTTGTCTATCTCCTATATCTCTTAGAAACTCTTCATTAAAATCTCTAGTAAAACTATCATACTTACGTAGTTCATTAAGGTCACTTTTAACATCCTTAATAAAACTCTTATACCTAATAAGTAAATCTTCTTTACCATTAAGCATCCCCATAAGTGTTTGAACTTCTAGTTCCCAATTATAGTTAGAAATACTACCAACTCTCATTTGACCATCAGTATCTTTAAATAGTCTATGAGACTTAAGTATAGCAAATAGAACACTATTCTGCATATAATGTTCACCACCACTTTGCATAGAATATAAACTATCTCTAACTCTCTTAACCATTTCAGTAGCTTTCTCATTAGGTCTACGTTCAGTAAACGCATCAAAGTCAACTACATCAAATAGTTTAGAAATACCAACTGTAGGATTATTAGTAGTATCACTATACATATCAGATAGGAAACTAAGACTATTACTAAAGTATCTTTGCTGACCTTTAGTGAAAGCATCTTTACCAAAATAATCACTAGCAAAAGTTTCACCTAATACGTTAGCCATACCTGTACCAACGTTGGCTATACCACCAGTAACGTTAGCTATCATATATTTAGCAGAAGTAATGTTTTGTGCTAAATCAGCATATTTACTATAAGGACTACCTTTCTTAAACTGATCAAACAAAATACGTCTAGCCCAGTTCTCAACAGTCTTATGAGTATTAGTTTGTCCAACTGTTTGATAACTATCTTGTTCGTTAGTACTTCTAGCTCCATCTCTCTTAAGGTTTCTACCCCAAGCACTTTCTTTAAAAGCAGGAGAATCTTTAAGATCTTCTAGTAATAAATATACAGTATTCTTAGCACGTTGTTTAGCATTATATTCAGTAGACTTATTTATAAAGTCATTAAATACACTTTTCCAATCATTATCTAATATCTCATTATCTAGTTTAAGATTAGCTTCATCTATAAGTTTATTCTCTTTACGAATATCCTCTACACGTTTAGCATAATCTTCATCAGACTCTCTAGTACCTTTACTATCAATTTTGATACGTTCTTTATACCCTTTTTGTTTAATCAATGACATCATGTCAAAGTCTGTATCAAAATCATTAGTATAATCAATCTTATCAGTCCATTGCTGTTCACCAGTATTTCTAAACTCTAAACCCATTGAACCTAAAGCTTGACCAACATACCATTTAGCATCAGGAGTATGTCTAGCACGTCTAGGTAAATAACCTTGTTCTGCAAACATTCTCATAGAGTGAGTACTAGCATGAGCATTTATAGTAGATTGTAATAGATCTAACATATCTCTTTCTTTAGTAGAAAGTTTAGATAGATTATTATAATCACCACTATCAGTATTATAATTAGTAGAGTATTGTTTATGATTAGGATTTATAAAATCATCTTTAACAGTACGTTCAGTATTCTCATAAGTAGGAGCATAACTATATGTTCCATTAAGATTACCATTAGGATTAACTTGCATTTCAGTCCAAACCTTAAGAGGTTCCATTCTATGAGAATAAGGATTGAATACATGATTAGCATTATACCATTCATTGAAAGTACCATTGTTAGAAGCTTCCTTTAAAGCAGCATAATAGTATTCAGTAGGTACATATTCTATATCATTTTCTAAAACTTGTCTAGCCGCTGTTCTTTCAGCATCTATATAAGTTTTGTCCTTAGGTTCAATATAACCAAAAATATCATTATTAGCTACAAATTTACCTTGCTCATCAGTAACGTATTCTCCATCTTTATTAGTTTGAATAAAGATATTTAACCAAGTATCATAATGTTTAGTATTCTTAAGATTAGATTGAGCATAAGCCCATTCTCTATTAAAAGCAGCATCATTAACTTTAAAATCAACATTAGCTTTAAACTTCTCAGCTAACTCTTTATTGTTACGATCACCTTTAATATTATGTAATCTTCTATAATATGAACCTAAATCATTAAGTTCGTCTTCAGTAAGTTTATCAAATAGATCTTTAGAATTAATCTGACCAGTATTACGATCAACAGCTCTACCTAATAATGCATTAATTTTACCTATAACAGCAATCCTTTCAACATTGACTCCGCTATCATTCTCACTAGAACCACGAAGCATTCTATAGAACTTATCACTAAGTACAGGTAGATCAGAAGGAACATCTTTAATTAAAATAGCCTCACCAGCATTACTCTCATAAGTCCATGAAAACTTATGTTCAGTAAGTTGTTTAATCTTAGTAAGCTGTTCAGTTGATAACTTACGAGCATCAATGTTACCATATCTATCATAAGCATCACTATCTTTAAGAATCTTCTTAACTTCAAAAGAACTAGTGTTATCTTTAGATTTTAACGCAGCAAAAGAATCACTAATAATCTTTTGTGTAGCTGCATCTAAAGTATAAATAGTATTACCTTTAATCCATTCATAAGCTTCAGCATAATTACTATTATTAAGCTTCTGATCTAAAGTCTCTAAAGGATGTTTCTTTTCATACTGTTTAATAATATTAGTATAATACTCAACTGTATCTTTAAATCCATCAGTCTCATTATAATCAAAATACTCTTCATTAAGAAGCTTTTTAGCATTAATATAGTTCTTAAGTCTAGCAGCTTGAAAACGTTGCTTATCAGATTTAAGTTCACCAGATTGATTAAAGTCAGAAGTAATATTACGTATCTTAGTATTAAGTTCTTTACGATAATCTTTCTCTTCTTTAGTTAAAAGACTAGGACTACGTTGATCACCATATAACTCATGAATAAGTCTCATGTATTCAATATACTCATCAGGAGCTTGATTAATAACATTACGAAGTAAAGCATTATTCTCATTATAGTATGTAGAAATAATATCTTGATGAACATTCTTTGCTCTCCATTCGTCTCTAGCTAATTTAGCTTTAACATACTGTATACTATCAATACCATATGTATCCTTAGCAACTTTAACATCACTAACAATCTTCTCTCTATCTTCTAAAAACTGTTCAGTATAAGGAGTTACAAACTTACCTTGTTTAGTTATAATATTATTAATATCAAAAGGACCAGTAGACTTCTCTATAGTCTCATATTGTTTATTAAAAGTATTAATAGATTTAGGAGCTATAACTTTAGTAGCTTCATTAATAACAGTATTAACATATTTAACAACAGATTGAACTTGTTTATGATTTAACTCACCAACATCACTAAATATAGAATCAAACCAGTCTGTATCTCCAAATTGAGTTTTAAGTTCAATAATACCATGACGAACTAAAGAATTAGTAGAATAATTGTTAGCAATATAATCATTGAACATAAGATTAACAGCGTTCTTAAGCTTAGAACTAGTACGAACATTATTAATTGCCGCTCTTGTTTTCTCAATAGCTTTACTAGTACTTTCATCTTCTCCAACTAAATTAAGATTAAATATATCATAAAACTGATCACCAAATGTTTTAGCATCAAGTATAAGTTTAAGTAACAAAGGATAATCTTCAGGATATTCAGTAAGATGTTTATACAAATCAGGATTATCTATAGAGTATTGTTCTCCGTTAATACCTGTAAAGCTTTCAATATTAGAAAGAAGTTCATGTGAACGTTCAGTATAATACTTAGCAGCAGAAGTATATATATTTCTCTTATTATCATGTATAGAATTAGCACTAGTCCTATCTATACCTGCTATATCCATAGCTTTCTTAAATTTAACAGCACGTTTATCATCATTAGATAAAGCACGTTTATTAAGTTCATTAAATATATCTTTAGCAACCTTATCAGTTTCAGTATAATTGAAAACAACATCTACATCAAAGTCTTCAATTAGATTAGTAACTGCATTCATTTGAGAAGCAGCTTGATCTTCTACTTGTTTTCTAAGTTCTTCGTAGTTCTCTCTTTCTTGTTCACTGGTAACCCTTTCAATCTTATATAATGTAGGTCTAATACTTTTAGCATCAATAGAGTTCTGTAAAGCCTTTCTTTCTTCAGGTTTAACCTTAGCAAGATCTCCACGTTTGTCTCCTTTAAGTACATATTCAAATTGTTTACTTAAACCATTCTTCTTAGTATGTTTAGTAATCTTAACAGTTATAATATCTTCACCATTAGGTATGTTCTGAATAACAGAAACACCATGAGGGATAAGAGAATTAATAAAACCATTATCATTTTTAATAACGCCATAGTTACCTGCTTCCTCTACAGGGGAAGTTATGTAATCTACAATGTCAGATACAAACTTAGCAGTCTCAGCTTGCTCAATATTAGTACCATACTGCATAACTCTAATAACTTCATTAGTGTTTTCAACACTTTCAATTATATGTTTAGACTTATGAGGAGTTATAGTAAACTGATCTTTAAGAATATTAAGTTGTTCAACAGTTTTACCATCTTTAAGTAACTCATTAACAGGAACTCCATTATCTACAGATAAATTAATTATAGCATCATAATATTCAGTAGCTTTATATAAGTTATTTTTAGCATTAACTGAATACTCAGAAGTCTCATTACGTTCAAGTATATTCAAAGGAGTTAAATAAACACCTTGTCTAGTATTAGTAACTTTATATAAAGTAGTTCTACGTTGAGTATCATTGATATATCTACCAATTCTAACATAACCTTTAGGACTATCTTCAATAATGTTAAGATGTTCTAGTAACTCTTTAGTAGACTCAGCAAAAGGAATAAAAACTATATTCTCTCCTTGTATTTGTCTATTAAACTTACGACCAATATTCTCATTACCTTGTTTATCAGTTTTACCTTTAGGAATAGAAACTTCTTTAACAAGTTCACTATGACTACGTATAAACTTATCAATAAACTTTTGAGTAGTAGCTTCAAGAGGATTATTATAAATCATAAATTGTTGCTGTATAGCTTCAATTAGATTAATACCTTTATCTTCTAGATTAGAATACAACGTATCATTAGTAATAATTTTACTAATACTTCCACGTTTAAATTTAAACCCTTCAGCAACAAAAGAATACTTAATTAAGTCAATAGTAGCAAGTCTAACTAAAGGATTCTTATTAAAGAAGCTATCTCTAAAAGCAACATACACTTCTTCAATATCATCAATTTGATCACTATATTTAATAGATTGACTACTAAATCCTTTATTCTTAAACTCATACTGATTAAAAGTATTAACATCTAAGAAATCAAATACACCTCTACCTTCATTAAAATTACGTTGAATCCATATAACTTTCTGAGCAGGAGTAAGTTGATTAAAATTAAATACTTCTTCCTCATTAGGATTATTAATATCTTTAATAGTAATATTGCCACTTTGGGTAACATCGTAACCAAATATTCTAGAACGTTCAACATCCCAATATTGATTATTTAAATTAACTTCAGCTTCAATAGCTACATTATCTAAAGTAATTAAACCATATTCATTCAATGTTAAAGGTGATGTTAAAAATGGAACACCAGCATAAACATTAGAAATCATATATTGTTTATATTCTTTATACTGTTCATCAGTAAAATTAATACCCATTCTAGCTTGAACAGTATCTGTAATAGCATTATAACTATTACTTTCAGTAGGAAACAACTGACTATTAGCTTCAACACTAGGTTGAGTAGCAAACTTTAAAAACGCAGCAAGATATGGATAAGAACTATTAGTAATATCTATACCTTCTCTAGTATTAAAACCTGGGTATAAAGATTGAATAATATTCTTATTTCCAACCATTATAGTTTCACCAACTATATCATTAGGATCAGTAGCATATTTAGCAATATTATTTAAAGTAACTCTAGTTCCTCTAATTGTTTGCTTAGCACCAAACCTATCAGGATTACTAACTCTAGCTAAAGCTTCAATATTACGAGTAGTCTTACGATACTTATCAAAGTTAGCAATCATAGCTAAATCAAAAGCAGCATTTTGATACTGTTGTTGATCTAGTGTTAATGTTAAAGTATTAGTTATTTCAACCCCTTTTAAGCGGTTCTGAAGCATTAAACCATTAAGGTTTTGTGATTGTACGTCAATAGTATTATTATATCCTAGATTAGCTGCAAACAGCTGTCTATACGCCATTTGCAATCTCGGGTAAGTACTCAATCTTTGTACTACACTCTTAACAGGGGTATAGTCATCAATAGCACGTCCTCCAATAGTAATACCTAGATCAGTAGCTATAGACTTAATAGCAACATTAATAGGGTTAGAAGTACTATTAATATAAATACTTTTACTTTGGAAGTAAGCATCTACAATCTTAGTAATTCCTGGTTGCATTAAGAAACCAATAGCAGTTTCATAATCAATACCTACATCAATAAGAGTTTTAAATGTTCCAAAGGTATAATCATTCTCATTGAAAATAGTACCTTCTTTAACAGCATCTAGAATATGAGCTGTAGTTTGAGAACTATAAACTGTAAGGATTTTACCAACAACGTTCCTGTTGTTATTACTATTAGCCAAGCTATTATGCATAACAATAGCCACATTACGAGATTTATCAAGTTGTACACCATTATAAGCGCTATTTAAATGTTTAATATCATATTGATTAAGATCATACTCAACTTTAATTTCATGACCTTCACCTAGTTTAGATTTTGTATAGTTATTAACAGAATTAAAAGTATCTCTAGTAACAGAGAAAGCTTTAAGAGTAGCACCACTCATAGCATTCTCCATAAAATCAACTTGATCTAAAGGATTATAAGCACTACGAACAATAGAGGAAGCACCACGAAGAGCATTCATTTTCTTCATAGCATTAGATAGATCATCAAAATTACTACGAGAATAGTTCTCTTCACGAGAATTACTATTATTCATAACATTAATCATACTATCTAATATCCTATTATTACGAGCCTTACGACTATTCTGATCTTCTATAGACCAATTAGCAAACTCTTCATAAGTAACAAGATTAGAAGCTTTAGCAGCTTTCTTAACTTTATTTAAATACTCAATACGAGCATTTTCAAATATACCTTTAATAACTTCAGACTTATTAAACTTAGGAATAGAATCAGTATCTATACTTTTAATATATTCATAAGCATTAGCAATAGCCTCACTATAAGAACCAAATTCTTCATAAACATCTTTAAGTTCTCCAGTTTCCTGAGAAGATAGTACTTCAAATGTAGCAGCTAAAGCATTGTATCTATCATATATATTACCAGTTCTAAATCTTCTATTAATAGATTTAACTTGATCTTGAACCTCAGTAGGAAGTTGTCTATAAATACTACCATGATTAGAAATCAATTCACCAAGATATTTAGATTCTTTTCTAACAATATCTAAGTCTTTAATTTGATCTCTAGCTTCATTAACTTTATCAGTTATAAACTCATCAGGTATAATATCTTTATCTACACGATGTTCTATAGCTCCATTAATATAATTAACATATCTACGTTCAACATCTTTAACTTCTGTAGAGTTATCAAACTGTACTTTCTTAATAGTACCCTCTCTGTCTTTATATATTTCATGAGAAATACCATAAACACTATCAACGTCAAAGTCACTACCTGTTTGAGTTACCCATTCATCAGGAACCATAATAGTAGAACCATAAACCTCATCTAAGAAAGCAACAACTTTTAGATTACTAATAGATTGTTTACCTTCAGTAGGAATACGATAACCTAAATGAATATCAATACCTTCAGATTCTAACTTAGAAATATCATAATCTTTAGGAATTAAAGTACTCCATCTAGGAAGCATAACTTCAGCATAAGCTTCTTGAACTACTGTACCATCTTCTCTAGTAACTTGAGGGTGATACTTAAGAGTTCTCCATACACCATCTTCTCCTAATGATGGAACACCATGTCCAACACTAGTAACCTGAGCAGCATGCCATCCAGGAAGAGTCTGTCTAGTAACACCATTATTAAATATACTTTGAGCAATACTTTCTAACTTAGAAGAGACATTGTTCATATAGTTAGGCATAACAGGAGAACCAAACTGATCAGGAGTAAGATATTCTATAAAGTTAGAATCCATACCAAGACGTTGAGCCTCAACACGTGCTTTCTTATAAAAATCTTCAAATTGAAGTACATTCTTACCATCAGCATTAGTCTTACCACTACTATCAACTAAAGAACCATTTTCAACTCTCCAACCCATACGATTAAGAAGCATATTAAAGTCATCTTTAATATTAGCAACATAGCTATTAAAGAAATTATCAATATCTCCTTGAACTTCAGCATTAGCATTATCAATGATTTTCTTCATGATTTGAATACCAGCTTTGTTCTTCTCATTAACCATATGATCAGCAACATCTTGTTGTTTATAAAGATACTGATAGTAGTAGTCTTCAATAGCTATATTGTTATCAGCTTTAAGACTAGCATCAAACGCTTCAGCATTAGCAACACCTTGATTATCCCAAAAAGTAAGTATATTCTTTTTAGCAGCTTTAGAAGCTTCAACAGTATTAACTTGGTCAACACCATTAGCTTTCATTATGTTATAAAGAGTTTCAAGATCAGTACCTTTAATCAACTTAGGAATAAGAACAAATTCAGCATTCTTAATCTGTCTAGGATAAAAGGTTCCAGTATTATCATCAAACTGTTTATCAAAATAGAAGTTCTTCTGTACTTGAATACGAGCATTAATACCTTTAAGATTCATATCTCCAACACTGATTTTATCATCAGTTAATTGAGCAAGTAAATCTTGATAATCATTCAATGTACCATCTGCATGACGTCTAGCTATAAACTCATCAAGAGTAATATAGGATTGAGCATCATTGACTTTAGTAGAATCAAAATAACCTTGAGATATTTCAGTAGCAATACGATTAGCTTCAGTCTTACCAACACTAGGAGTAAGTATACCTACAAGTTCTTGTTTTATTTGACCAGCACTTTGAGAAGGTCTAACGGTATTATAAATAGTAACACCTTTAAAACCATTTCTAGCCTTAGCAACTTCAACTCCATTAACCATTATAGGAATCTCACCACCACTTGCATCTTTAATAGGATGAACTGGACCACCAATAGCTTCATTAATATTAAAACCAGTATAAGCTTTACCAGCAGCTTGAACTTCTTTTGCTCTCTTAAGGAAATCCTGAGGTCCTTTATAGAACTTACTATCACCTTCAAACACATCATCAAAGTTCATTTCCATAATAGCATTGTTAACAGCATAGTCAACAATATCATTATTAGAATATCTATCTTCAATAATAGTATTAAACTGAGAAGTTTTATCTAGTACTTCATTATAATAATTATTAAGCCAATTCTCAACAACAGAATCAATAACTTCTAAGTTATTATCAGATATACTAAGCTCTATATGATTATTATTAATAGCAATAAGATCTTTTCTATTAATATTAAGAGTTAGATCACCTTTCTTATTCTTAACGAGCAGTGGATCAATACCGTTAGCTGTATCTCCCCCGTAGAGGAAGAAAGCATTCTTAATCTCTTCATTAGCTTTATAACCTTGTGTTTCAAATAGTCTAATAAAGTTAAAGAAATTACCAGTAAGTACTCCATCTTTTACAACACTATCACCATTATAGTGAGCACGATCTATTAGATTATGAGTATTACTTTTAGTAACCCATTTACCAGCCTTCTTCTCAAATACATTATTAAGATTGTTAACAAAGTTATTAACTTCTCCTAAAGCATGAGCATGTAAAGCTCTAAAAGCAGGATTGTTTTTATCAATAGACCTTTGTATCCTACCTTCATTAATACCATCTTGTGTAATAGTATCAGCAATATCTATAAGAAATTCATAAGGTAAAACACCATCTAACATATTAGAAAAAGTATATACTTCTTTAATAACAATGTTTTCAGCTATGTTATTAACAGTACCTACAACTTTATCTCCTTCAAGATAAGTAATAAGAGGTCCTTCTTCTGTATTATATATAATAGGTATTAATACTTTATTAGTATTAGGATCATAAGTATGATATAAATTAGTATAAGTTTTATTATCAATAGGATTTCTAAACATATCATAAATCTGCTCAGCAGTCATGACATTATTAGATATCTTACCTTTAATAGAACCAGTAATTATATCTTCAGACATATCTATATACTGACCTTCATTAGTAAATGTAAACTTATTACCTAACTCCTTTTGTATATCAGCAACATATTGATTACGACTAGCAGTAACAACTTGCCATAAACCATCTATATTATATTTAGGAGCTTGAACTATAAAGTTCTTAGGAGCATCTGAAGGAGTACGCATAAAGAATCCAGCAGTAGGAACATTATTACCTTCTTGAGTTACATAATTAATAGGAGTATTAAAAGCTACAAGTTGAGTAAGAAAGTAATCACCTTTACTCATACCGCTATACATAGTAGATTTAGAGTTACTTCTATCTTTAGCACCGTCAAACAAAGAAATATTAATCATATTTCTAGCATTAGGATTTACAGTAACTTTACCACTAATATCTCTATTAAATAAACCTTCAACTAAAGTATTACCTCTAGAATCTTTAGTACCAAAGTAAAAAGGAGAATATTTATATTGAGGACTTTTAGTTATAAAATCTTTAAGACGATTAAGACCTGCATCAGCTTCTTCAGCAGTACCATACTGTATCTGTTTAAGGAAATTAGTAATATAGTTATTTCCAATAAGATCAGAAGCCATATTACCTTCAGCATTGATACTATTAAGTTCATTCTTTACAGCAGTATAATTAACTAACTTCTTAGCTAAACTAATAACAGAAGGATATAGTTTATTATAGTCTACACTAGAATAATCAAATACTGGCATAGGTTCTCCAAAAGATTCACCTATTTCATTAGCAATTTTTCTCTTATTAGCCCAAGTTCTATATTGTCCAAGATAATCACCCCACTTAGAATTATAATCATCAACAATATCTTCAACAGAATTTATTAACCCAGATAGATCTTGTAAAACTCCTTTATAAATATTAACACTATCAGCAGGATTATTACGTAAATAATTGTTAACAGAACTTCTATCTATCTTAGGGAAATACTTAACAAGTAAACCATTAATTAAATCATCAGTAGATTTAATAATAGCACCATTGTTAAATACATTAACATCTTTAACCTTGTTAAGATTAAGTAATCCATCCTTAATACTTTCTTTATCAGAAAGACTAAAAGAACTTCTATAATTAGACTTAGCAGAATTAATAAAGTTAAATACTAAATGACTTAGTGCATCAGCTGATTTATTACTTTGATCAAAATTAATATCATTATCTGCTATAGTAATAATAGTTTTAGCAATCTTAGGATTAGCTAGTTGTTGAAATACTTGATTAGCAAATACTCTATCAGCAAGCATATCATTAACAACTTTACTTAAACCATATAAAGCAGGATTGATTTGACTAACTCTACTAACACTATTAATAAAATCATCTACAGAATTAAATGTAGCATAGTTACTAATTTGTGCAATAATAAAGTTAGCACCTATAGTCATAGGAACACCTAATTCATTATTATCATCAAATTGATATTCATTACTACCAATAGGTGTAGGAGTAGCTAATCTATAAACTCTATCAAGATAAACTTTAAGCTTAGCATTAACATGTCTATCAAAAGAACCATACAGACTATCTTCCCAAGATTTAGACATTTCATCAACACTGTCACTATCAGGATTAGAAACATCGTTTTCATCAGTATAATTTCTCTCAATAATTTTATCATTTTCAAGAGTAATATTAAACTCGTCAACAAGGTTAACTAATTTAGAAGTAGCAAACACTGATTCATACCAACTATAAGTATTACCTCTAACTTGTGAAGTAAGAGTAGAATAATTCTTTTCACGAACATTACCTGCAAGTTCTATAATATTCTTAAATATAACATATCTTTCAGAATCTTTAGTAGCAAGTTGTGTACCTATAGCATCAATAGATGTATCTAATATTGTAGAAACTCCTTCTTCTTGATCTTGATTAAATTGAGCAACAAGATTAGTTCTTTGTCTATTAAGATCTTTAATCTGAGCATTAATAGCAGAAGCTTTCTCTATAAGAGATAATGCAGCTTTATTAGTATTTTCAGCTTGAACTCTCTTAATAAGAGGAACAGCTACTTTAGAATTAAAATGATTATTAATAGTCTTACTAACTTCTCTAATGATAGCATCTTTACCAATCCTATCAGCTTTAGGTTTATTAATCTCATTATAATAAGATTCTATAATAAGATTAGCAGTATGATCCTTAGCAATAGTTTTAGCTTTAGCACTAGAAAAACCATTAAGAGTATCAGCATTCTTTTTATTAATAGTATTATTAATACTATTATGTCTAGAAACAAAAAAAGAGCCAAGAAGCCTACGCATAGTGTTAGCATTAACATTAGCGTAATCTCTTGTCTCTGTCTCTTGTTCAACGTACTGAGCAAAATCCTCAGTCCCGAAATAACTTGCGAGTATAGTAGCTTTGGTATAATCAGCACCAGCTACATATTCAACACTTCTAGCAAGTTTGTTATCCACATCCCCTTGGATTGTGAAACCATATTCAATACAACTCATTCTTTTATTGTTATTATAAGTTTTGGCAATATAATCAACAACATAAACATTATGTGTTTTCGTAAAAGTATTGTAGGATATGACCTATTTTAAAGCCATATCCTACAATTTTATATAATATATGTATAAACTATTGACAACTAAATTTAAGTTCAGCAGACGTAAGCATTTCGCTTATTCTCGGCCTATCCTGTACAGGGAATTGGTTGACATATTTATTCATATCAGTAACAACTTGAACACCACTCATATTAGGGTTAGGACTAATATCTCTAGTGGCAATTCTAACTTCATCAGCATCTTCTATCATAGAAGTAACAGCAAAATCAAGATCATCTACATCACTTTGTTCATCGAACCTTTTGCTCTCATTCTCAAAACCTAGATCAGTAGTATCTTCAACTTGTGTATCTCCTATTAATGGCACATCAGTAACATTCTCCAATGGAGTTTCTCCCGGAGTATTATAATTAGTATCAGTTACAGTAGCTACATTAACATCGTTCTGGCGACCTAGTATAGCATACTGTTGTGCTAATATAGTATTATTTTTTATATTTCCACTATTTCTACCAAATAATTTTAATAGAACATCTATAATACGTTGCCATATAGTCTTAGCACTATTATCAATTCCTTCAACAGAAACATCTCCTCCAGTATAAATAGTATTATTAAGATATCTAATAATAGAAGGTTGAGTAAGACTTTCAACTAACCATTCTTCAGCAAATTGAGCAGCTTTATCAGCATCACTACGATTAATCCATGCTCTTTGTTGTTCGACAGATAAAGTACTAATATAATCAATAGGATTAAATTTATTAGTTTCAATCCAATTTTTAATAACTTTAACTTCAGCACTTGTAGTATCATTATTAACAGCTTCAATAAAACTATTATAAGTATTCATAAGATCATCTACAATACCAGCTTGTTGAAACAAACCTTGTTCTTCAAACTTAGCATGAAGATTTTCATGAATAAGAAGTCTCATAAGGTTATTAGGACTTCTTCTAATATTATTAGCACCTTTATTAGTAAAGTACATTTTACCTTTACTATAATAAGCTTCAGCTTTAGTAGCACGATTATCAAAGTACGATTCCTTAGGAATAAGTTCTATACCAAACTGATTAGTACCAGTAAGAACAGCAATCTTATCTTCTTCAACTCCTGCTAAACTTAGTATTTCAGAAGTATTAACACTCTCAGTCTTAGTAGCTGATTTAATAACATCAGAAGCAGTTCTATTACGATCTGTCAATGGTGTTTCCTCTACGGGCGAGGTAATGATTGCAGTATTGATGTAAAGTGACTTAACAGCATCAGTTGTGTCAAAGAAACCACCATCTTTATTTTTACCTTGATTAGTCTTAAAAGCATTATTAGTCAAAACAAACTGACCAAAACTATTATAACTATCTTTCTTACCTCCTATTTCAATTATTAGTTTACCTCCTTCTTTATACAGATATTGATTAGATTTATCATTATCAACATTCTTATTGTTAATAGCATAGAATGTTTTATTAAAAGTAAGATTAGAAACAATCTCTTTAGCAATAGCATTATTAAAAGATTTACTAGTAGTAACAGAACTATTAGCTTTACTCTTATCACCATTAGGTATATGAGTAATACCAGTTCCTTCTGTATTAGAACCTTTTTCAAACTTATGAACAATAAGATTATACTCTCCTTTACGACCTTGTATATTAAGAGCTATTCTATCATTAGTTTTAATAACACTATAACCACTAAATAGATTATTACTTCTAATACCCGGACCACTAAACATATCTCCTAATGAAGTAGCTAGTTTATCAAAACTAACTTCTCTATTTTGAAAACCTGTAAGTAAATCTGTAAGTTCAGAATATACTCTATTAGCAAGTTCTTTATTACTAGAAACATTATTAGATTCTGTAAATAAAGCTATAATAGGAGCACTAGGATTATCAGTAATCAACATACCCATAGTGCCTACTTCAAATCCAGCTACATTGCTATAACTAGTATTAGCTTTTTCATTGATAATATTACCATTAGCATCTACTATCATAATAGGGTTTTGTTCATAAGTAAAACCTATATCAGAAATATTATGATTAGTATTATCTAATAATACTTTACCAGTAGCAACATTTACAAGCTTAGTATTAATCTTTTTGTTAGTATCAAGACCTTGTTGTATCTTATGAGTATTAACATAATTATTAAAAGTAGAAGACTTCCAATAAGCATAACTCTCTAATATTAAAGGAGTAGTAATCGCAGCATTATCATAAAAGATAATGTTATTAATTTGATTAAGTATATACTTAGCCTTCATCTTATCAGTAATCTTATCAGCAGGTATTTTAATATCTCCTGAAGCAACTAATGATTTAATCATAGCATTATGTACAATGTCTCTCACTTCATCAGAAGTAATATCTTGACTAGAAGATCCATTTTTAATAGCACTTTCATAAGCAAATTGCTTATAAGCAATATCCATTAAATAAGAATAATTAGTAGTTTCTCTATTAATAAGAGGTATAAATAGTTTATCTAAATTACTTTCAATGTTACCATTGTTATTAACAAGATCATAAACAAAACCTTGATTCTGTCTCTTTAATTTATAACCAGTATTAATAGGATTAGGTTGAACAGAACCAAGATAACCAATCTCAATACCATTTCTTTTAATAGAAATAGAGTTATTACTAGTACCTCGTTCTCCTTCAAAATAACTAATAACAACTGGTTCTCCATTAATAGCTTCATTTACAGCTTTATCATAACCTTCAGGTTTATTAGAAGGAGCAGCTATATGCATATAACTATCTACTGTTTCAACAGTTGATTTATTATTAATAAGATTATTAAAAAAAGTACTAGGAGTCTTAAGATTCTTATTAAGATCAGTCTTATTAATAAATATATACTTAGGATTATTTGCTCTGATATAATCAGCTATATTAAAGAATACATGTTTAGCTTGCTCATAAGTAATACCATCATTATTTAATAGTTCTCTAAACAAATCTTCAACATTAATAATAGTCTTAAATCCTTTAACAGTATATACTCCTCTATTTTGAATATAATTATCAATGAACTGATCAATAACTTGATTAAATTCACTATCAGGAATAAGAGTAGTAGTAGAAGCTTTACCTTCACTATCAACTTCAACTCTTTGTTTATTAGCAAGCTGATCAGCTAATACTTTAAACATATCAGCACCACTAATATTCTTAGAACTAAGTCTACGATGTATCATATTCATTGCCATTCTAATACCATCTACAGCAGCTTGTCTAGTATAACCTCTAGATACACCTTGTGTAAATAAATCATCAGCAACTATATCAACAATATTATTAAATTCAGAACTATTAACATCTTTACCTTCTAGATTATCAAATAGATTACGAGAAGTTTTAAATAGATTAAAAGTAATACTACTTGCTAAACCTACAGCTCTTGCATCATTGTCTAATATAAAATCATTAGTTTGATCATTGATAACACTTTCAGTAGCTTTATCTAAAGAAGCAACTTCTTCAACTATGTCAAAAGGAGCAATAAATGTTTCAGGATTAACTACTTCTTCAACAGCAGCCGGTTTTGATACATCTGATTGTATAACCTCCCCCGTAGAGGAAGACTCAGTGACAGATTCTCTATTGTCAGTTTCAGCAACTACACCATCTATATCAAGTATATCATTTTCAGCTGTAGTATCATTAGTAACAGTATTATCAACATTAACATTTCTAGCTTCAGCAGCAGCTGCTGTTCTATCATTGTTAACTTCTCTGAATATAGAATTAATCTGACTAGTATATTTAGAAGTACTATGATGTCCAAGTTTAAGTATATCTAATTGTTCCTTTATATTAGCAGGAACATTATTAGTCATAACATTGTTATGAGCTGTATCTAGATCTGGTTGAGATTCTATATATTCTCCTACAATGTCTACAGCTTTATCATATCTTTCAACAGTAAGTCTATCTACATTTCTAGCAACATCATCATATTCTGTTTGATAGTTAGATTGTGTAGTAGGTAATGTTTTCTCAATATAATCTAAATGATCATCTACTTCAATCTTCTTTTTAACAATATCTTGAACAGACTTCTTAGGAGTACCGGGTTTAACATCTTGATCAATAGTTGCTAAGAACTTATTAAACTCTGCTAAGAATTCACCAGTATTAGCATCATTAATATTAGAACTTAAGATATTGCTTATAACATCAGGGTTACCAAACATATTACCAGTAGAAGCAAATGCTAGAAGTTGATTACGTCTAATATTATTTTCTTTAATAATTTGATCTACAGCTTGAGAACTAATTTGTTTATTAGTTAACATTTCTTGAAGACCTTGTTCTTTTTTATCTATTTCAGCTATACGATCTTTTACATATTTAACTCTTTGATTCTCTTCATAATCTATATAATCAGTAGTATCTGCGTTAGTTGCTATTTGATTAGCTAGATCATCAGAACTATTATATAAGTCTGATACTTGTAGTTTTCTTCTAGCAATACTTCGTGCCACAATCTTAGCCACACTTTCATTCTCTACACTAATAGAATTCATAACATCATAAAGAGCACCATTGTATTCTTCATATGTTTGATCCATCTTATCAACTAACATTCTACTAAAAGATTTATCACCAGAGTTAGACTCTAGTCCAGCATCTTGAAAGAACTTATCAAAGTTCTGATCAGTAACATATTCTTTGAATAGATCGTAATTACCTTTATCAGTAGCATCTAATACCATATTAGTAACAAAATCATTAGTAAGTTGAGTCTTAAGCAATTCAGCTTCTTCTTGACTAACATCTTCATTGACTTTACTACCGTCTGCTAGAATAGGTTGTTTAGTATCAGGATCAATCTTATAACCAAAAGGATTCTTACCATTATTAAGAAGCTGCATACTCTCTGTAAAGTCTTGCATACGAGCCTGACGACCTACAATCTCTTGTTCTCTGATCTTTTCATCAGTCATTTGAGAAAGAGCATAATCTTCTTCAGACATAGTACGTTTATTAACTTTACCTTTAACAGCTGTAGCTAAATTACCAACACCAGTACCTATAGATTGGAAAGCCATTCCTCCAACTACTCCCCAAAATGCTTGTTCCCATATAGCACCATCTTTAAGATAACTTTCAAGAGTTCTAGCATTAAAATTAGGATCAAGCATCTTTTCAGCAATCTCTTTACCTTTCTCTGTTTGAACTCCTTGATAACCTTCTTCAAGACCTTCACTAAGTTGAATAGCTGTAAGACTACTCATAGGATTCTTTATAGCATGTTTAATAATCTCAGCACGTTTAGCAAAGAATCCCATGTTTCCAATAGCAGCTGCTCCATCATCAGCAAGTCCAGCAATAGCATTTCTATTAGCTGTTCTTAGAGTAGAGTTAACTGCTTTATTAGCAACACCTTTCCACATAGAACCTAAAGCTTTAAATTGAGCAATATCAAATAGTAACATTGCATAATCATTCTTAAAGGTTTCATCAGCAGAAAAACTAGACATATTACTAGCCATTTCTTCATTAGACATTCCAACAAACTGAGGATTATTCTTAAAAAGCTTAGCTTTCTCATCAACAGTCATAGATTCAAGTTTACCTAAAGATTTATCATAAGTTTCCTTATAAACACCTCTAGCTTCAAGATATCCTTCCATTGTTCTACTAAGTAACGCTGCGGTACCTATTTCAGCACCAGAGTTAATAGCTCTAGCTAATGTAGCAGTATTCTTTGTTAGACCTACACCACTAGCTGCTTTAGCAATACCAGTACTAAGTCTTTCAAGTTTAGCAAATTTACCAGCTGCACCTAAACCTTTAGTAACTGCCATTGAAGGTATAAGCATAGATAATGTAGAAGCAACACTTACAGCATTACCTGCCCACCATCCAAAGTCTCCAACTTGAAAAGTCTCATTAGGATTCTCTTGGTATATCTCAAAAGCTTTTCTAATCTCATCTTGTTTACCTTCTAAGAAAGTACTAAAAGGATTAGTATAATCATCTTTTCCAGCCTCTTTACCAATATTAACACCCATATCTACAAGATTGGATAATCCTAAAGCAGTACCTAGAACTATTTCATTACCTACAGCTTGCGTAACAAGTCTACCTGTTTGTTCCCAAGCAGATTGGTTCTTAGCACGTTGTTGATCAAGTTCATCTTTAGTATTAACTGGGTTAATACGGACATCATAATCAGCATACTTATTCTCGTCATTGTTAAGACCTGTTAGATCATAACTATTTTCAGCAAGAAATCCACCAATACGACTATCACGATCAACAGCTGCATTGTAATCACCAGATTGTATAAAACGAGGAGACCCACTAGGATCTCTCTTAGTGGGTTTCTTATAATTAGGGTTCTTAACCGTAACTCCGTTATTTAAAAAGTCATTAATATCCATATAGATATTTTATTTATTAATGTCATCAATAAGTTTCTCAAGAACAGCATTAGGGTTAGTACCTGTTATTCTACCAATTGTAGTAGCTGCATTAGCAATAGTGCTTTTCATAGCAGGATTCAATTGATAATCAGATTTACCATAACTTTCAGCTAGAACTCTATTCTTAACAGCGTTATAGTTATTAAGAGCAGTAGTTAAACCTACAGCAGTCTCTTGATTAACTTGTTTCTTAATACCGTTAAAGTCAACCATAAAGTTGTTATCTCCCATACCACTTACAGATATATTACCAAGCTTAGGGTTAACATTGGTATCTGTTAATGATTTAGTAGATTTAGTAGCACCAGCTATTGTAATAGCATTAAACGCTTGAACAGTAGGATCTTGCATCATATGTTTAGAAGCAGTTTCATTTACCATTCCGGGTATATAAAAACGTTTAGGAGCCTCAGTACTATTCTTACCATCTTTCTTTTCAGGAAGAACAGTAATGTTATAACCTGCAATAGGTGCACCAGATACAGGATCACTAATACCTGGGACTATAGAAGGAGTTACTGTAACTCTTTTATCTTTAACAGCTTTAAGAATATCAGAACCAAAGTTAAATCTTTCAGCTCCATCTACAACTCTACGTTTAACATTATCACCATCTGCAAGATGATACATATCCATTTGACTAAAGTCAGTATTAGAAAGAATATTATCAAAAGAGTCATCATAGTATTTCTTTTGAACACCATACTCTTCTTTAGATAGAATACCTTTATTATATTGATCTAGTAAAGTACCATCAGTAAAATGATTACCATCAAGATTTAAACTACTTAATTGAACTTCTTTGTTAGCAATCTTATATTTATTAGATACAGTCTTACCTATTTCATCAGCTTTAGCAAAACCAGTACGAAGTCTAGTAGCAATGAGATCATGACTTTCATCAATCAATCTATTAACTCCAACAGCATCTCCTGAAGCATTAACACCTTTTACAGTATATACTGGATCAGGTCTAAAATACTTATCTATGAAACTACCTTTTTCATTTCTAACAGACTTAGCACTTTGTTTAGCTTTCTCTAAAGCATCAAATATAAGAGGAGTACTATACATAGAACTCTTAGGAATAGTAATTTTGTTATTAGCAACCTCTATACCAAGGTTCTTATAACCATTATATTGACCTCCGCCTATAATATTTTCAAACTCTTTTCTAATACTATCATCACTTAGATCAACTTCAATAGAATTACCATTCTTATATAACTTATTAATAAGTTCAATAGCACGATCATCATATTTAGAACCACCGTTAGCGCTAGACTTAAGTTCACCTCCTGACTTCATACGAGCAGCAAATTCAAACTCTGCTTTATCAGTAGGAGACATTTTATTAGTATAAGCTTGAAGATTATGAACACCTTCATTATAAGATTTAACTAATGATCTAACTTGTTGTCTAGCAGCAGCAGGAACATTATATTTGTCTAGCAAACCTTCCATATTACTAATACCACCAGTATCTGCAATATGTAGATCACTACCTGTAATCTTTTTGTATATATCTTTAAGCTGATTACCAGATGTATTCTTAACAGCAACAAAACTAGCAGCTGCATCTATAGGAACACTAACAGGAGTATCTCTACCTCCAATCATAGCATCAGTCATAGTGTTTTGTTGATTAGCAGCAGCATTGGCAGCGGCTTTAACTCCAGCTTTATAAGTAGCTAAACCTTGACCATAATTAGTTTTACTAACAGAATTATGATAAGAAGCAGCTTGAACTGCAGGATCAACACGTTTAAATAGATATTCATCTTCATTAAGAAGAATACCATTTCTATCAGTAACATCACCTACAACAGGTTTACCTCCATTAGCTCTAACATTTTTACCATGTTTCCATTCAGCTATCTTATAATCTTGAGCAATACTTTCTTTAGCGCCAGGAGTAGCAGCTATAGAAGCTTTAATACCTTGTCTAATCTTCTCTTTACTAAGCTTCTCCCATTGGTTACTAGTACTATTATATACTTGACCATCATAAGCTTGAGAAGGATCATTTGTAACTCTACCTTGAACATCAATCCATCTAGTAGCTTCACCTCCACCACTCTCTTTAGCTGCCCACTTAAGACCTTGGGATATAATCTCATTAAGAGGAACTACTTGAGTTGGAGAAGTCATAGGTTGCCATTTAGTACCTCCTATAACTTGACCAGTAGTCTCATCTACTTTATCTTTATAATGATAAGGATTAGCTTCTCTATAATAATCTTTATAATCTTCAGGAAGATCAGTTCGTTTTTCAAGACCTTCTCTATATGTCTTAAAATCCTTTTGTGCTTGTAATCTTCCAATCATACCATGATCAGAAGCAATATTACCAGCTTTAGAAATAATATCATCTAATGCTCCATAAGCATTACCGTGATTAGTATTATCAGCTACAGTCTGTCTAATCTCAGCAAGCTTCTGTTGTCTATACCCAGACTCAGCTTCATTAAGATCAAGACTAGCCATTGTAACTTCAAGGTCTGAAGCAGCCTTTACTGCTTCTTGGTGTCCTTGTTCAAGAGTATTATAAGTTCTTCCTAAAACATTTAAGTCAATAGGATTAACAGATTCTCTATTAATATAATTAAAATTCTTCATTTCAGGATATTATTTACTATTAGATTTCTTACGTTTCTTAGCATTAGCTCTATCCCAATCTGCAACCATTTGATCCGTTATGTTTTTAACTCCTAAATCTTTTAGTATTCTAGGATTAACATTAGGACTAGCAGCAGCCATAGTTAACATGTTTTCTCTGGTAGCACTACGTTTCTCACCTCTAGTTATAACATCTTGTACACCTGCATTAAGTGTTTCTACAAGACCAACTGTATTCTCAGAACGTTTTTCTCTAACAGCATTATTAAATGCCGATTTACCTTCTTGCCAACGATTATAATCTTCAATGTTAGCATTACCAACTTGTTGTTGATTAATTCTATCTCTATTAACCAATTCAGTTTCTAGATTCTCTTTATTACCATACAACTCATTAGTCTGTAATGTATTAGCAACACGACCTCTTTGTTTTCTAGCAACAGATACTCTAGAACTAGCAGTATTTCCCTCAATATCTCTTTCATAATCTGCAAGAGATTCTCGCATCTTATCAAGTTGAGGATTAATATTAATATTAGTTTTAAGCTTTGTAGCTTTACGAGGAGTAGGTTGTTTAGAATATTCAAGTTTGTCTAACATCTTATTGTTAGCTCTATTAGCAACAAGTCCTCCAATTATGTTAGCACCAACTCCAATAGTATCACCGAGAGCACCAGGTCTATCATTATAGAATTTGTTAATACCTTCTCCTACTCTTTGAGCTCCAATTTTAACATCTGTTAAGACTCTATTGAATCTATTAGGAGTAGCAGGATTAACAGGATTAACATCTCTCATACCTGTTAACATATCAGCTTCAGCTGTTAGTTTTAAATCATTGTAAGGAGTAGGATCATATCCTCCAAGTTGAATATTATTAGCAACAGGAGAAAGAGAAGGACTTTTCTTTTTACCTCCAATAGCGTGTTTACTACGTTTCATATCTTTATTTCCTTTTTGTTTTAAACTACCATCATCATTAATACCATTAGTTTGTTTATAGTCTTCTTGAGCATTAAAGACTTTATTAGCATCTTCACCTTTCATTACTCTTTGAGCAGGTGATTCATTATTAAGAAAAGGAACTGAACTAAATACTTTAACTTCTTTATTAGTTAAATGCATTACTTCACCGTCTTCAACTTCAAGACCAGTACGAGGATTCTTACCAATAGCAATACCTCCATCTTCATGTTTACGACCGTTCATATAATAAAAGTTCTTACCAAGAGGAACAGCAGCTCCTCCTCTAACAACTTTAGGCTTAAGTACTTTATTAGACTTCATATAATTATTAATTATTATGACTAACTATTATGGCGTATAAGAGCATTACTATATAATCCCATATAAATGTAAAGGATCATATATAAACTATAATAGATAGCCTTAAATAGCTATCTATTTTAATATAAGTCTCTTACCTACCTTAGCCTGTGGCAATTTCATACGCTGACCAGTAAGTCCGTCTAATTGAGGTTCAATAGAAGCAGGAATAGTAGGAACAGTAGTTAAAGGATTACCATCAGCATCTAAAGTATAACTAGTAGGAGCAATGCCTGTTTTAGGTGCAGCAACTGAAAAACCATCAGATTTAACAATTGTTTTAGGAGCTTTAGGTTTACTAAATATAGAACTTATTAAACTGCCAACACCTCCAATTCCACCGCTAACAACACCACCAATACCATCTTTACCTATAAGGGAACCATATTCTTTCTTATTGCTACCAATAGGTATTCTACCTCCTACTTTATACTTTTTAAAAGTATCTATACGATCTCCTTTTTTAACTGCTTTAACTTTCATTTTACCACCATTTTTAAGAACAACTTTATCTTTGTATTGATCAACATAACTTTGATTAGCATAACTACTACTTAAAGCTTGGGCTTGTTGTAAACCATCTATTCTATTCTGTTCAGCTTGTGCTTGCTTAAAAGCTAATTCATCAGCTTTCTTCTGCTTTTTACCACTAATAATACTACCTGCAATACCTGCAACTGTACCTATAATGGCCCCTAGGAAAGCTTCCTTACGACCATTCTTTTTAACTACTCTACGTTTCATATCTATATCTTACTCAGAAACATTATAATTTAATTCTTCAAAATCAATCTTACGACCGTCCTCGTTATCAAATACAAATTCAACAATGAAATAGTTACCAAATAATCTAGTTATATTATCATCACTAACTCCATTATTTAGTTCACTTATTCTATTACGAAGATAACTAAAGTTCCAAACTCCTAAATCCCAATAAGGTTTGTCAATAACATCAAACATGTTTTTGTTTGCTTCAATGTCAGTAGTTATATTTAATACACCAGTATTAACATTATTATTATATACAGCAAGTGTATATCCAGCATAAGGAGTCTTGTATTCCTCTACGGGCAAGTTAGTAAAATCAGTACCGGAATACTCGGCATACTTAGTAAGTTTATAAGTAATATACTCTAAGAACTTAACAATACTATAAGAATCATTAATAATAAAACTAAGTTTAGAATGAGCAACAATTGATTGACCTAATGTACCTTTGATATTATCATATCTACCATAAACATCTCCTTTATAATCAAAATTATGTAAAGAGCATCCATTATGATCATTAGTGCATTGTAAGTATAAACCAACTTTAGTATTAAAAGCTTCGTCAAAGTAATAAGGATGTTGAGATACAAAATTCTTCTCATTATAATTATAACTAATAACAGTACTTCTAGTTAGTCCAGTAACAAGATAATCGAATTTCATAAGTATACGATTATTTTCTTTATCGTTAGCCATCCTAACATTAAAAGGTTTATATTTTTTAAGCCATTGTATTATATCTTCGTCCATGTTATCTAACTGCTTATCGTCAAACCGATAAATACGATTAGTATCATCACTATAAAATATATAACCAAAGTCATTAACAATATATGATTTATCATCTTGTAAACCACCAAAACCTTTATCAGAAGTAAACACTTCATTGTACGATACTTCAAAAGCATCAGGTTGTAATAATTGAATATCTTTACCTTCAGTCTTAAGAGTATTATCAGTATCAAACATAAACATACTATGTTCAGTATGTGCAAGTAGAACAGTACCTATTCCAATTATATTAGTAATCTTTCCTTTATTCTCAGTTATATTTTTATAACCTTCAATAGGGAAAGTTCTCCAACCATTAACTCTACTTTCATTCTGTATAACATTAGATCTACGAATAGTCTTATCAAATTGTTCAACAGAAACTAAATCTTCTCTAAAGTTAACATAAGTCTTAGGATTAAACTGATCAGCAGAACCTTGTCTATTTTCAAATAAATCAATACTATTAACAGGAGTAACCATAGTACCTTTAGCAAACTTATTAGAGTTCTCATCTGAACCTTTAACTAAAGACATAAATCCTACAGGACTATTCTTATAAGACTTACTTTCAAAGAATACATCAGTACATATAGGTAATTGTAAATAAGCTAGAAAAGGAACATCATTCTGATAAGTATGAGGTTTATCATTTGGAACCTCAAACTTATAATAATGATCATGATTATTAATTCTAAAAACTCTATTATTAGCAGTGTTAAATACAACTCCTGCATTCTCATAAATAGGAATACCATCATAAGTATAATGTCCATTATATCCAGAATTAATATATTGTGAATACTTATAATTAGTAGGAGCACCTTCAGACCTATAAACAACATCACCTAGTCTAATAAGAGTTTTACTATCAGACATATAAATGTCACGAGTAGTATTCAATAGAGTAACTCTATATACTTTTAATCTATCATGTATACCAGCACTAGTAACATAACTAGCAAATAGATTATAAGAATCCTTTATTTGTAAAGCCGTACCTACACCCATTCTATCATCAGCAACACTATCAGCTACAGCTATCTTATATTCAGGCATAGCATAAGTTCTTTGAACATCCTCAAAATAAGAAGCAACCTGAGGCTTATTCATATCATGAAGAAAGTTAAAAGTATTATTCCTTTGAAAATAATCCCATTCAGGTATATCTTCTTTCTTAAAAGGATTAATAGCTTCAATTCTCATTATACTATAATCTAATTTAATAGTATCAGAAATATCATAAGTACTGCTATAAAAGAACATCTTATCAGACTTAGCAGAGTTTCTAGTACCTAGTTGTACAGTATTACCTCCTTTAACAATCCAATCCTGAGTACGGAAATCATTACGAGTAAGTAGTCCAGTAGCTCTAGCTTGTGACTCAAACTTCTCATAAGATATATAGAATCCGTCATAACCTTCAGGTATTTCTATATTATCAAAAGAAGCTCTCATTAGAGTATGAAGATTGTATTGTTTGAAAGGTGCTACTTCATCAGGGAAACCATCCCATGCTCCAGTAAACGATTCAATAGTAGGAATCTTAAATAGTCTATCTCCATTATTATTAATAAATAAATGAAACTTATCTCCTCCCGGTCCATATGATACTTGATACCATTTAGTAGTAGAAAACTTATCACTATTATAAGAAGAGAAAAACTCTTTAAAAGCAGCAACACAACTTTGTAAATCAGAAGGACTAGTAACCTCACTACTTAAAGTAGGACTAGTACCAAATGTATTATATTGTTTAAAAAACCTTATACCATTTACATTAATAGAATATCTTTCATTAACAGTAAAGTCTTCTCTTGCTACATTAGAATCAACATCCATAGCAGCATAATATGTAACAGTTTCACTATTAACTCTAAGATTAAATGAAATAGGTATTATTTCTCTATTAGGTTCTCCATTTACAATCCATTTAGTATTATTTGGTATTCTATAACCGTTAGTAGCACCACTATACTTATTAGTAAAATGTATATTAAAATTATAAACTTCACCCGGTATTAAACAACTTTGTTTCTTACGACTATCAAAATCAATATTAGTATTAGTATACATCATTCCGCCATTAATAGCAGACCTAACAGGATCAAATGTAAAATTACTTTGAGGATTATTATTAACATCAGCAATAGCTAAATAAATATAATCACTATAAGGTTGAACTCCATAATTAGTAACAGAAACACTACCAAGTGGACCCGGTTCTCTTAATTGAATATAAGCATATCCGGGAACACTATTACCAGAAGTAATATAAAATTGACCAGCTTTACTTATTTTAGTAGTATGTCCAGAAGCACTAATAGTAACAATAGTTTCTTCTGATATGTTTAGAAATCTAGCTAGAGGTATTTCAGTAAACTTATAAGTATCATACTGATTAGCTCCAGTAACCCAATTTACTATTAGAGCTGTATCATATACTAAACCATAATCTCTTACATAAGAAGTATATAAATTAACATTAATAGAATCAATAATACTTTGAGGTATATCATCATTATTAGCATTATCTTCTAGATAGTTACTAATATATAATCTATTCTTATAATTAATTACATTCTTACTATTAAAGTAATTACCATTGTCAGTAATAAAACTACTAACATTATACTCAATTAAAGACTTATTATCAAGAACATACTTTTGTATACGAACATTAAAACCTTCATTATAGTTTTTATCTAAGTAAATATCAGCAGTTCTAAAAGCTTTAGTATAAGACTTAGAAGCACAAATTACTCCTATTTGATATTTAGTATAATCAATATTCTTATTAAAATATAAATCTACTTTAAATGTCTCTTTAGCTATATCAGAACTATTACTAAAATAATCAGAAGCACCTGCTCCATAACCATCATCTGGCCAAGCAGGACTAACTATATCATTTAATGCACTAGCTGCAAACTTAGTATCTCTACCAAAAGGATACCTTATAATCTGATATTGTTCTAAAGTATCAATATAAATAGGAGGACCAATAGAATACCATTGAGTATAATCAACACTATTAATCTTATAACGAATAAACATATAGTACCATCCTTTATAAGCACTACCTGCGGTATAATCTAAATTATTAACACTAGGTAGTCTAACTTCAGGAGATATGTATAATTTAGAATTAGATAAATCCTTATCATTATAAACAGTAGGGTCGTCAGAGTTACCAAGATTAATAGTACGTAAAGGTATTCTAATATTAGAATTACCATACTCACTAATAGCTATAACTAAACTATTCTCTACGTTATAAGTAAAAGCTCCTTTAATAAGACCTCCTTGATATTTAAATCTATTAGGACTACCTAATCCTCCATAAGCACAATACATCTTTTCAATATTGTCATTGATAGGTTCTTGATATCTAAATATATCAGCATCATCAACAGTATTAGAAGGTTTAACTACAATAACTAATTCGTTATTACAAGGTATAATACCTACTATCTTATAACCAATAACAGGGTTAGTACCATAAAAAGCACTAAGATAATTATGAATAAAAGAATTCTCTTTAATAGAATCTTCACTAGTAATACAACTCCCATCGTGGCTAATCTTTACAGCCTGAGCATTAACAAGAGATAAATTATCATTATCTTTTGGATGTTTATTGAGATTAAGTTTTGTATTAACGCTCATTTGCTTACATCTTATTTTAAGTTCATATAAGCGACTATCTAAAGTCGATATACGTTATTATACAGTTAAATTAATATCGTCCAGTATACAGCTTTAAATTGCTATTATATGAGATATTAATGGCTATTTACTATTGGGGAATGTAGTGATAAAGAATGAACTTTTAAATAGACCTCCATCAGTAACCAGTATATTACCCTGAGCATCAATAGTAACAGCTCTCTTAGCTTCAGGTTTTAGAGTCTTCCACTCATAATAAGGATTAGTTCCATATTGACTAGCATTAAGATTAAATACAGGATGTTTATATCCACGAGTTAACATTTTATACATACAATAAAAACCAATAGCTTCTATAAGAATACCAACATTAGGAACAACAGGAATATCGCATTCATAGGTTTTACTCCATACAGTTTCAACTACATCAGTTTCAACATAAACACAACTTGTATTAAAGTTTAATTCAAGTTTGTTATCATCTAATAGAACATAATTTCTAGGTTGTCCTCCAGAGTTATCATAGTTAACAATATTATATCTAGGAGGTTTATTACTACCATTGACAGTTTCAGCTACAGTATGATCTGGGACATAAGCAGCATTAGGATTATAGATAGCATCTACCGTTGAGGGAGTTACATCACCTAGCTTTGTTACCTCCCCCGTAGAGGAAGAACAACAACCACTAGCATTAGATTTATGTTTGACAATTGGGCAACCATTAGAATCAGTAACTATAAGATTAGGACTATTAATAGGACAATTAGAATAAGCTATACAGTTATGAACATCTAGCTTTATTTTACTACGTTTCTTACGAAGAACATTTAGCTGACCCATAGCATCTATAATCCACGCACCAACACGAGGTATCCAATCACCATGATCTATATTAAAGTCATTGTCTAACTTAGCTATTATGTGCTCCACGCTTATACTTGTGTTGTTCAGCATTACGAATAAAGTTTAAATAAATATTAGGATCTTTATGTAAAAGAATATTAAGTTTATACTTAATATCAACTTGTAAAGTATAAACATCTTTTATACTTGTACATAGAGCGTCGTACATATCTTTATATGACAGACCTCTATACTTAGTAGCAATATATTCAGTTCTCTTATATTCAAGAGTCTTAGCAGGAAAAATAGAAGATTTAACAAAAGTAAAATCATAGAAAGAACTTTCATTTTTAAACACTCTATAATGTACACCATCATACGGTATATTTCTAGCAGCATACCAAGTAGCTTCTTTATCATCATAAAGTTTAACTCCTTTAGCTATAAGTTCTTTCTTCTTAGCATTAGTAGCAGCAAAGTCTAAACGTTTAACTTTGTTATGCTTATCTAGATCAATCTTCCAATGATTAATACAATAAGTTCCGATACCATGACCAAACTTATAACCATCACCTTCTAATACAACCTTATGAACTTGATTATAATAATTAACAACGTAAGTACGATATTTACCAAAAGTAATATTCTTACGAGTATCACAAATAGTTATTAGTTGTCTATTCTTATATTCAGAACGAAGAGCATTACAATATTTGATAAGTTGAATAAGTTTAATTCTATTAACATCTGTACTAGATACAACATTAAGAGTTGTTATAACTTTATTATAGAGAACTTCATTATCATACTCTTTATGATTCCATTCTTTATCATAATCAGCAAGATTAATATTATAATGAATTTTAATATCAACAATATGTTTATCTAAATATTCATATAGTTTTTCTTTTATCTCTATAGTTTGAGCAATAGCTTCATTATACTTTATAATATCAGCTTTAGCATTACTGATATATTGGAGATAATAACTTTTTAAATTAACATCAGGGGTCATAGGTGTATCTTATTTTACTAAATTAGGAGTAGGTATTTCATTAGTCTGACGATTAACTTGTGGATTAAATGTTTCTAGAGTAAGTTTCTTAATAGCATTAATCATATCTTCAGGAAGTAGGAATTCGTCATCATCATCAATTGAATTAATATCTAGAATACCATCCTGAGTTTCAGTCTTTATAAGATGAGGATATTCAAAAGGTGATTCAACAATAATGTGTCCAAGGTCTAACAGCCTTTTACTTCTCATAGTGTCTATATAAATATATTCATTTATATAATCATAAGTAGCAACAGAACACATACCGGGAAGACTTCCATAGAAGTTAGAAACAGCCTCTTTAACAAAAGCTATAGATTGAGGATATTCAACACCCATGGTACGAACAGAATTAAAAGGCATACCATTACTAAGTCTAACAGGTCTAGGTACTTTATTAGTACTTCTTTTAATTTGACCTACAGGAAGATCTTTAGAAATAGTATTATCTCCATCAGGAACATCAATAAGACTAATTCTAAATCTTTGTTGTAGAACTTTGTCTAGCACTTTATTATTGTCATAACTCTTACGTATAAGTTCATTACGAGAATGAATTATACTAAGTTTAAGAGCTCGACGTACAGGAACACTATCAGCTTGCTGCACAGAATGAGCAAGTTCAGAAACTAGTTGATTAATAGAACTCATAAGCAATATTATTATTATTATGATTAACAGTAGTAACAAATATAATATTTTAATATTTATATGCAAGTTAATTTTAATAATTATTTATACTAGCACTATCTATACGAAAAAAGGCAGTACCTCAATTAAGAAGTACTGCCTAAGCAATAGTAATATTTATAATAAGATATTAACCTTCAACATCATCATATCTCTCAAACTTTTTATAATCAACACCAAGTTTAACAAATATAGGACGAAGAATCCAATCCCAAAAAACAGGAGCAAGAATAGCAGAATTGATAATAACAATAATCTTATCATATCCAGCAAGCCAATAAACAATACCAACTGCTACAGTACAAGCCATAAGAATAAATCTTTTTGACCAAGTATTAACATAAGCACCTTTCTTAATAGAATAGACAAATCTAACAATAAGATAAGAAAGCACATTAATAATAAACATAAAAGCAAAATCAAAGTTATCAATGATTTGCTTAATAACAATATCAATATATTCCATATAAACTATAACTATTACTTATTTTAAAAATGATTGAGGAATAGAGAATTTGTTCTCAGCAGTATCCTCACATGTAATCTCTACTCTAACTCGTTTATTAGCCATATCATATTGAGGATAATCATTAGCATTAAAAGTTAATAGACCTTCTAGTTCAGGCATATAATAAGCAATAGTAGGACCACTTATAAAGATAATCCATCTTACCTTCCTCTTAGAAATATTCTCTGGAATATTATTAATACCTTTGTAAACAAATGTAGCAGTGTAAGTACTACCAGACTTAACAACATTTAAGTTACCAGCATAAGGTAATTCAATAGGTAAATTAACATTATACTTAGCCATTAACTGAGAAGTCATAACACTAGCAATACTTTCATTAATATGACCTTTATTAAAACCATAGAACATGAAACCCCAATGTGAGTTATTAGTATCAGCTCCTATAACAAGAGACATATTAGTATTTTTATATGTAGTCATAGTTTGACCAACATACACACCATTTACCCACATATCTGTAGAGACCCTATCAGGTATACTAGCATTATCTGTAAACTTCTGTCTAATAAGAAAAGGTCTATTTAGAGCAATAGGTACATTAGTTTTCCAACTAGTATCTCCTGGGAAGTCAGCAGCATTCTTAGTTCTTAAACCTTCTTGACCTAAGTCTCCAATATAAGGACTAAAGAAGTTATTAACAAAAGCTTCATATAATTGGAAGTTAGAAATAACACCAATTATCCATCTTTCACTAGGATAATTACCTCCTTGAATATAAGCAGTAGAATACTTAACGTTAGTCTCATTAGGTAGGAATACATAACCATTTAAGTTATCATAGAACCTAGGCTTACTCTCTGTTAAATTAGGAACAGCAACTCCGTTATAGTTCATATTCAAAGCACCTATTTGATCTATTATAGTTTTAACTTCTTCACCATCTTCTGCTTGAACATTAGAATAATTTAGAACTTTATTACCTAAGTAAGCATGATCAAAGTTAGTTTTCCATAATTCAGGAACAGGATCATTTGAAACAGTAAACGCAGGACTATAAACAATACTAGATTCAGTTCTATTAAAACCTGCTTCTATTTTAAACTTAAAGTATCCTTCAGGTCTATTAACATTACCAACAGATAAATGACCATTATATTTCTCATAACTGTTATTATTTATACTAACAACAATGTTATTAGGATAAACTTGATGAGTAGCTTCAATAGTATCTAATTGGTCATTAGCAACAATTGTAGGAGGACTAGGTACTATAATTGGTACAGAACCTCCTGCTCTTATAAGCTTTATCTTATAGAAATAATTAACATTAGGTAAAGCTGTTTCATCTACATATTGAGCTTTATAAGTTTTACCTTGGTATATATCATCATACACACCATTAAGAGTAAGACTTCTACTAATAATAGCATCAGTTTCTTCTATATTTCTATCTAACCATGTAAGTAGAACAGAAGAATCTTCTAATACTTGTTTCTCAATATTAAGAGGTTGAATAACTAAAGGAACACTTAAATTAGTAGTTTTAACAATTATAGGACATTCAGATATAGTAATACCTATTAAGCCATCAAGAGGTGTAACATTAGTAATAGTTCCAGTTATAGATTGTCTTACTTCTGCATTGTCTATATTAACAACTTGAACAGTAGATTCTATAACCTTTACAGTAGTAGACTCTGTTCTTTGTTCAGCAGAATCTAACCAAATAACTAATAGACCAGTACCATCAACAACATTCTTAAAAGCTAAAGCCCAAAGATATTCGCTAGTAGAATTTATTAATCTATCTTCTGCTTTTAGTTCTCCTTTTACAAACACTTCATGAGAATATGTATATCCTTCTAAAGCACTCTTAATATTAGCCATATACCAAAACGACATAAGAGGTTGTCTATTCCAATCCTCAGTATTCTGTATACCTTCAGCCATAGCAGAACTAATAAACTTAGCCGGATTAGGCTCATTAGGATTTAGTTCTTGTAGCTTTTGACCTCCTGTAGTAGCATACCAATATTGGTTAGTAACGTCAACAGCACCGTATATATCAACTAGATGAGTTCTAACTAGCCAATAAGACTTATACCTAGACCTTAAGAATTGAGTATTAAACTTAGGAGCGTATACACCTCCAAGATGTTCATCATACCCTGTTTCAGTTAGCCATAGTTCAGCAGATTGACAATAGGTATCTCTAATAGTACACCATCTTTGATTAACATCCATAAGTTGAGCTCTTTCAGGTTGTAGAGCATATGAACTATCTCCAACATCTTGAGAACCTTGTGAGGAATTATACCAGTGATAGTTAATAACATCAAAAGCATAATCACCTTCACCTCTATACTTATCAAACCACCAAAGCATTTGTCTAATATAAGCAGTATTATCTCCGGCAGCTAAAGAAATCATAGATACTTTCATAGATGGATCAGCAGCTTTAATACCATACCCAGGTCCCATTGCTCCTTTATGTCCATCATATAGAGCAGACATATAAGCAGCCATTTCTTCAGGATTAGCATAAGCTTGTTCTCCTAACCACCATTTATCCATCTCGTTACCAATCTCCATACAATATATAAGATTAAGACCAACTTTAACTTGTTGACCTTCTTGTAATTGTATATAAGTCTGATCTACATTCTTATTACTACCATATCTAGCAGCTATATTATATCCTACTCTAGCTATGAACTTATAGTTAAGAGGATTAACAGTATGAGCGAGTACAGTAGAACTAAACCCAGGATCAACAGGTTTACTTTGTCCCGCTCTTGATGTACCAACAGGTCTATAACAAACAGGTTGACTTACCTGAGTAAACATAACTTTAGCACCAGTATTCTTAAAGCCTTGAAGTAGTTGATCAATACTACCCATATGAGAAGTACTAAACTTAAATGTTAGATCATCAGGATGTTTACCAATAGCATCGCCAGTACGTCTAAAAGCGTCTCCCATAAACCAATCTGGCTCAACATAAAAACGTTGAATAGAACTTACTTTATACATCTCCTCAGGATGTTCAAAATAAAACCCATTAGTACCAATAGATTCATCTGCTTTTCTACTAGGTACCTTTCTATTTAGTTTAACACCATGATTTAGTTTAGTTCCTACAGGTCTTCCATAGACAACTAAACTTCTAATACCCATATCAGCCCAATCACAACCTAACATGAAGAATTTGTTACCACCTTTAGAAGCTATATTAAACTCTATCTTTCTCCAACCATTACTATTTAATTGGTCTTGAGGTCCAAATAGTTCTTTCCATGTAGTACCATCTTCAGAACAAGCCATACGTACAGGTCCTCTATTAGAACCTTCAATCCAAACATATGCATAATCTAAATCATACACACCGTCAAGATCAAATATAACTTTATAAGAACCTACATTATACCAATCAGATTTGATTAGATTATAAGCACTTAGTACCATACCTTGGTTAGCAGGGGTTCCCAAAGGAACCCCATTAACATTATTTATAGTACTTATATCACATAAATTAGTAGCAGCTAATTTCTTACCTAAACTATCTACAGCATAAGCAGGAAAATTATGAAATACTAACTCAGGTTTAAGTTTAATTGGACTAGAGTATGTTCCAACAGGAATAGGATTAAAAGTATTAGCCCTATTAACTTTAACTTTATTCTTTATTACAATTCCCATTTGTTATATATTAATTAATTTACTTTGTCTAGGATTAACTAGTATAGGTAGATTAGTAGAACCAGTTCTTATATCAGCTTTTGGATATAAGTCTACATTAGAAGTATAGCTATATATTTTTAGATCTTGAACAGTAACCCATTCATCATTACTTCTTTGAAGCTTCCAAACTCCAGCAGTTCTATATAGTCTATAGTCATATCCTACAATATGCTTAATACCATCAGCAACACTCATACTTCCACCTTCTACAATTCCAAGATCAGGATATTGTCTATTTCCAAAATAGAAACCAACATCGTAAGCTCCTAAGAAAGCACCAGTAGTATTAGTAGTAGAAAAACCTACACCACTTAAAAGTGTAGTCTCATTAGGTAAGTCTTCAAACTTCAGATAAATACCTCCATCAGCACCAGCTGCTAGTTTCTTACCTGCATTCATAACACCATGTCCCCATCCTTCACTAGCCACATAAGTAGATTTGTAACTATTAGCAGCAGCATTATAAACTATACCACTACTTAAGATAGTAAACACTAATGGATGAATAAGATTATCCTCTTCCGCAGCTGTAAATACAGGACTACTAACAATAGAACTTTCGTTCCTTCCTGGAAGAGCAGCTTTAATCTTAAACTTCCAATAACCCGCAGGTCTATCTACGTTACCTACTAAAATAGTTTCTGTGTAGTCAACATAAGGAGAGTTATTAGTGCTTACAACAATATCATTAGGATATGTTGCATGAGTAGCAATAAGAGTATTAGCAGTATCATTACCTGTAACTATAGGAGGAGTAGGAGTAGTAGCTCCAGCCAACTTAGTAGTAAAGTTAACAACACCTTGTATACTATTAATATAACCTGTAGCAGATGCAATAACTCTATACCAATATTCAGTGTTTTGTGTTAGAGCAGTATCATTAAATGATAGCTGAGTACCAACTTGAAGAGTTTGTAAATCTACACCAAATCCACTATTTCTAGCTCTTTGTAAAGTATATTGTTCAGCATGTAAAATAGCTAACCAACTAATAGTAGCAGTAGTTTCAGTTATATTAGAAGATACAGGTACAGGAGTATTAAGAGTTGGCATAGATCCACCTCCTATTATATTATCCTTAATTTTATAAGGAAATTCAACTGATCCATCACCATCGAATTGAGAAGTATCAAAATACTTTTTAACTCTAGTAGGATTAAGTTTAATAACTGGTATAGGTACACCTTCAATTACTTCAGCTCCATCTTCTATGAAATCAGGACCAAATGTATGAGAAGGTATTTTTGATTCTATATCCGTCTCATTGACAGCAGTAACTATTTGATTAATCTCTCCTGCTTGAAGGAGTTGACCATCTTGTTTAACTGGAATATTTATTTTCATAACTTAAGATAATATAGTAGACAGAAAAGGTTTAATTGCATTTCCTACTATTTGATAAGTATTATCACTAGGATTTACACCATCAGTAGTAGAATAATTAGGAGTACCATTAGTAGCCCAATATCCTCCATTTAAAGTTAAAACATTATTAATATTAGTTTCAACCTCAGAATTAACATCTATAAATCCTGTTAAAGGAGTAGGAGTTGTTCTAACAAAAGTATTAACTTGAACTCTAGGACTTTCTTTTACAAAAGATTGACCTGCGCCATTAGTCCAATTATTAATACTATTAGTCTTAGGAAATAAAGTAGTTTGGTATAATTTATTTGTACCACCTACAAGAGCTTTAATTGCAGTAAATAAAGCTTTAAGAGAGTTTATAGTATCAGTTCCAGAATCACCACCATTCTGAATATCATTAGTACCATAGTTACTAAATATAGTAGTAAACTTACCTACAGTTATATGTTTTCTTCGTTCAGAACTATAAGTAGTACTATTGAAATAAATAGCTTTATCTCCACTAAGACTTATATTAAAATAAGGTATTTTTAGAGAAGCTAGAGCTCTTTCAAAATGATTCCTTATAGGAGTATTAGAACCATAACCAGACATAATAGAATCACCCATCAATAATACAACATCTGTATTAGAAGATAAAGGTTTACCATATATACCAGTACAATCAAATATAGTAGAACCTATAATCTGACCAGGAGTTCCTCCATCAGTATAGTCTACATTTCTAGGAAAATCAGCAAAACCTTCTCCATTATTATTTACAGTAGTTCTATTAACTGGTATTTCTCCACCAGCTGGAACAGTTACATAAACAATAATCTGAATCTGATCATTAGCTCGAACTTCAAGATTAACTATATCAGATTTAACAATTTCTCCGGGAACAAGAGTTTTACTTCTTACTCCTGAGAAGTTAATAGGATAAGTAATACCATTATGTTTAACAGAGGCTTTAATAGTGATATTGTTTAAACCTACTCTATCCCTATAAACATCTGTCACAGAGTTACTATTGTTAGCCCATTCAAACCTTAATTCTTTAGAAGCTACAAACATAGTTCTCTTAGAATAAAAAGATACTGATTCAAAATCAGGACTTCTTATTGTATAAGGAGAGTTATTATAATTACATCCAGTAATCAATTGTTCTACAATAACTCCTGGGTTATTACCATCTAATAGGTTAGGATTTATTCTAAAAGGATTAGTTTCAGAACCATCACCTACAAATTGAGTACCATAGAAATACATACCTCCTGCTTCTGGAGTTAATGATATATTTTTATTATCAACCTGAAAATCATCATTACTTAAAGAATAAGCAGGCTTGTTTACACTATCATCATTAGCATTAATTGCAGTAGCTATAGTATTAATCTCAGGCCCGTGCAATAATTCTCCTTCTTGTTTTTTTATATCTAAACTCATATTATGATAATGTTAAAGGTAATACAAATGGGAACCCAACCTTAACAGAATGAGTAGGTAAACTGTAAGCAATATAACTTTCAAGTCTAGAAGGTTCTAAAGACTTAACTTTAGCCTTCCAATAACCAGCAGGTCTATCTACAGCTCCAATATTAAATTTACCCGGATAAGGAAGGAAAGGTCCGTTATCAGTAGAAAGTAGTATTTCACTATCAGCATAACTACTAAACACTTCTAAAGTATCATAGTAATCATCAATAGCAAATACAGGAATAGGAGTAGGTTTAATACCTTCCATTATAATATCAGAAGTCCACCTAACTAAATCATCGTATCTTTCCCAGTATAATCTAGTTTGTGCCCTAGGTAAAGTATTTAAAATAGTATTACCAATATTACCTTCTGCGAATGAATATTTGTAACCACCATCATCATTAACTTTAAGAATCAAGACTCCTCTTTGACCAGCACTATTAACATTAGCATTGATAACAGCGTCTTGACTTATTACAACTTTTTGCATAGAAGAACCAACAATTATAACATCACCGTTCTCTTCTTGCTCTATATATTTAAAACCTTCACTTTGACTATATTCTTTAACTTGACCTAGAGTAGCAAGCTCATAATCAAATATAGCAGGTTTAGCTACTAGAGATACAGTAGTGACATTACCTCTTTGAGATACGTCATCTAGTGTATCCTCACCAATACCTCCTGCTCTACCTAACCCACTGTTAACTCTAATTTGTCTAGTAACAAAACAATCTCCATTACATCTTTTGTTATTACATGTACAACCCATTATATTTTATTTAAAGAGTTAGATATTGTATCTAAACCTTTTATATGATAATATGTATATTTAGAGTCTTTAACTCTATTTAAATAATTTATATAAAGGTTTAGAAGTTTAATAATATTATAATCTATATATCCACCTATAGATCGAATTTTATAAAAATATAAAAGTTTAGCTTCTATCTTATCACAAAGTTTATCATAAACTTTCTGATACTCTTTATTATCATCAATCATCGCAGTTACATCTAATAGATTTACATATCTTTTGTACCAACTTAAAGTATTCATAAGCCTGCATATAATCATTCTTATCAACACATCTATCTATACCCCACAAATAAAGTTGAGCTTCTGATAGTTTATTTAGTATATCAAAATCAGATGAACAACCACAAGATTTAGATAGTTTAGATATAGCTGTATCTATATGAATATTAATAGAATCAGATATTATAAGATTAACACTAGTTCTTATACCAACAGTAAAGTTAGAGAACGCAACAGTAATAGGTCTATCTAATACTAAAGTATTAGCAATAGCATCTCTAATTAAATATACTTCATTTCCTACAACTATGTACTTGTAAGAATTATATATTCCAGCAGCATCTTGAACTCCAGTTATAACCTCTCCATTTACTACACCAGTTCCTTGTATAGTACTCTTCATTTTGATAGTCATACTAAGTCTATAAAGACCATCTTCAAAATTAAGAATACCATAGTCATCAGCATCAATTGTAACATTGTATTTATCTACAATTTGAGCTATACTAGGTTGATAGTATTCGTTAGGTAAAGGATTATCACTTTGAATATGAACATACTTAGAGTTAGTATGCATATTATAAAGTTCAAATATATATTTATCAAAATCTGATATAGGATTACTATTACCTCCTCCACCATATCCAGTTAAATTACTAGCACTATATATGCCAGTTTCATCTCTTACAATAATCTGTATATTATTAGTAAGTTCCTTATCAATGATAAGTTTTTGTTTTAAAGCCATATATTTATAACTCCTCCAATAATCATAGTAATTTATTTAATAATGTTATTAGTTATATAAGTAACATATGTCTGAAACTTAAGAGTAATCTTATTAGAAAAAGACAATATTTTATCATCTTTGTCTAATAGATTATTATAAATAATATCTACCATATCTTGTTCGATAGTAGCCATCCATTCTTTATCTAAATAATCAGACACTACAATACCATTTATTTTATACATTGATAATGTAGAATAAATTGTATAAAATTCAGAATTAACTATATTATTAATGTTAGATAATATAGTAGTTTTATTAGCATCAATATGATTATTAATAATAGTAGATGATACAAAACTAACTAATCTCATACCAGTAGAAAACATTGCATCTTCAATAGCACTCTTACATTTATCCTTTTCTCTATCTATAATGTTCTTAGTAATATCGGTTAGAAATTCACTTATAACATTAATAGATTTAGTAAGTTCAGTGCTAAGTCTAATTTGAGCATTCTCTCGCTTATTATCTAAAGCTTTAGTAATAATTAAATATATAGCTACTACAATAGCAGGAGCTATTCCTTGTTTAAGTGCATCATTTAATATCTCCATTTAGATCAAACAAAAAAGAGAGATCATCGATATTAATATCAACAATCTCTCTTTTATTAAATCAAGGTTATAATAATTATGGAGTAATAGGAACTATTCCAGAAAGAGATTTAAGTACTGTCTCAAATGTAGCAATACCAGCTCCACCAGTAGGTATAGCAACTTGTACAATTTGATGTACTACTTCATCACGAGTCTTAACGTCCCGAGGTTCAGCAAATCTCAAATTAAATAATGTATAACCAATATCTGTTCCAGCAGGTTGAGCTAAAGGATCAAGATCATACCCAGGGTATAACAAAGCTACATCATCAGTCCAAGTATAAGAGAAACCTTTATCAGCAGCAGCTTTGTTAGCTAAATCTCTAATATAAGCAGCATCGGCATAAGCAGGAATTCCTCTAGTTGTATAAGTTGGATTAACTCCAGTTAACTTATCAGCAGGAATAATAGTATAATTTACACCAAATTTATCAGCAGTTAAAGTTAATGTAGCAGTAGCTAATGTAGCAATAATACCATGAGATGAAGTATTAGCATTTATAGCTGCTTGAAGCTTTTGAGCTAACTGAGCAGCAGTAGTACCAGTATCAGCAGGTACATAATATTCAGGTGTATATTTATTTCTTTCATTAAACTGTTTACCATTAACATTAATGATAATAGAATAATTTCCTTTAGCTGTAGGAGCAGGAATAACAACAGTTGCTACAAATTTAGTAGCAGCCTGATAAACACCTTTAGTATAACTAAAGTTATTTTTATGTATTGGTAGTATAACTGGACCTCCATTTGCAGAAGAACGACCTAATACAAGATCGGCTTTACCCATAATCTCAACACCAGTAGCAGTAGGAGTAAGAACTCCATTGTTCTGATAATAGAAAGCTAAAGCACCAGCGGCTACATTCTGTACAAGTGGAGCAGCACTATAAGCAGCGGCACCTGCTAAAATAAATTGACGCATAGTTTAAAATTTTAATTAATTAATAATTAACGGGAAACAGGTTTAGTAGTACTTCCTATAGAACTAAAGAACTTATTAACAGCAATCTCAACAATATTACGATGAATACCAACTGGTAAATCACAATGAACATTGGCAGAACTATCAGTACTTCTTTTAACAACATTAGGAGTTTTAATATAAGAAACTTCAAGTGTTTTAGGTTTCTTAGTAGTATCTCCAATATAGAGTTCAATAATTTCTCTACTAGCACTATCCATAGAAAGTGAAACAATTGGATAATCCCATGTATCTCGATTACAATAATCAGATCTAGTATCATCAACTTTATCACCTTCTATAAATCTAGCACCTATTCTTTTATTTTGGTTTTCATATTTAATACCAAAAGAAGTATAATACATTACATCAGCTGTAAGTAATAAAATAGAATAGTAATCTTTATCACTACCCATTGTTGGAATAGTATTAGAACCTTTTCTAACTAGAGTTCTAATACTATTAACGGGAGATATAGAATTATCTTGAATAGCAACACGATCGTTAAATTGAGTTGTAGCATTAACTAAAACTACATTTCTAACAGTCTCAGTAATCGCTTGATTAAGGTATACATCAATACTCTCTCCAAGTACAGATCGAATAGTTTGCATACCCATCTGCTGACCAAGAGTCCGAAATGCAGTATGCATTTCTTGTATAGTCATGTTAAGTATTCTTTAACTTATTGTAATAAGCGTCAACAGTAGAGTTATTGTCAGGGTTAGTAAACCAAGCAACAGCTTCCTTCATATTAGAACCTATAAAGTTACCTTCATCTGTAGTAATATTCTGATTAAACTGCGAACGTTGTAATTGACCATGAGCAATTAGTAATTCAATAGTACCGATAAGTTTAACATGTTTAGAGTTAACAATCTTGTTGAATTTAATAGGTTCTTCTCCACTAAATTTATCAAGTTTAGTTTCTCTATCCATTCTCTTCTCAAGAAGTCCAGCAATAACAGGTTGTCTCTCTTCGACTAAATACTGAATATAAACTGCATCAAATAATACATCATCAGATAAAGTAGCAACATAGTTAACTTTAGCCTTATTAACCTCACCTCTGAATTTACGAAGTTTATCTTCTTCTCTCTGATCATCTTTAAAGTAGAATCTAACTGAAGTATTGCTATTAATAATAGCGACATCTTTAGCTATATCATCATACAGTAAACAATGTCTGTAACTTATATAATGATCTACATTGACAGGATAACCATATTTATGTTTAGTACTTTCAAGTACGTTCAGTTTAGTTATCTTATCTTTTAAAGCAGCTTTAAGCTTAGATAGATTCTGACGATCAACTTTATTAAAGTCATCTTCAATCTTTTGCGCAGCGTCTCTAAATTTATAATAATCAGACTTACGATGATAAACAAAAGAAATATCTAAATTAATTCCTAGCTCATCTACAGCTATACGAATATTATTTAGATATTGTTTAAGTCTCATTGTAAAATCTTGATGACTAGCATTAAGACCAAGTATAGTTGGAAAATAGTTTTCAACCTCTTCTTTGTTTGAAGATAGAATACGAGAAGCACTAACTGATCCACCTATATAATCTCTCTTCTTAGGAAGAACTTTATCATTAGCCCTACGGTATAATGAATAATTCTTAACTAGAGAAATAGATATACTAGCTTCATGAGTATATTCAGAAGACATAATATCTTCTGATTCTTGTTCTTCTTCGTAAACAGCAGTATTAATAGTTTGTCTAATATCTGCTTCCTCTACGGGCGAGGTAATACTATCTTTCTGTTTCTCAACGGGAGTATTTGCTTTACCAAATGCAAATTGACCACCCCCTACAGAATTATTTTCATTCATAACTTTATCTTATATTAAATTACAATTTACAACTCAATAAGAACATCTTGTTAGAGTTATCAACTTGTAACCCTATAGAACTCTTAATTTCATAACGACTCATGTCTATTTCAGTAGCAATGAAATTGTTATCAGATACACCCCATGATGCAGGAACATCAGTCATACCTTTAAGAACTTTAGCTTTATAAACTTGTCCTTCTTGACGAACCATACGAATGTTACGGTTACCACCATAGTTAGAGAAGTCCATAGCAACAGCTTGATGTGAAGTAATTGGAAGACCTGAACGAGGATGGATCATACCATTCTGTTTAGCAGCTTCAGCAATAGTACCTTTATCAAAGAATGAAGCATGTTTAGCAATTACACGGTGACCATCTACAGTCTTATATGCTCTGAAATAAGCACCATACTCTAAATTGTCTCCACTTCCCTGAATCTCTTTCTCTCCAAGAGGAGTTAAGAAACCGTTATCCTTTGCGTCAAGCTTCATAGCTTCATCAAAGTCTTCAAGGAAACCTTTACCACCGGTAAGTACAATTTCCATTTTACCGCTGTCAGTATCTTTATCTATCACATCACCGATAGTTCTCTTAATTTTGTTAAGAGTTAAGAACTCACCATAAGTATCATAGTTAGACTCACGAGCAATCTCTAACATACCTGATGTATGAGGAATAGGTTTACCATTGTCTCTGTCTTTAAGAGTAACCTCACCATTAGGTAAACGGTTATACTCTGCCATCCATAGACGTTCCTCATTCATAACGCGCATATTCAAATGGAACTGGCGCATCTCTTCGTTTATCCACAACTTAGAACTAGCACCTTCTTTATTTTTGAACTCATATTCAGTAATAACATTGGCAAGGTTACCAGCAATCTCTTTAGAGTAACGTTGGAACTCTAATTGAGAAGTCATTTTACCCGGTCCCATAGTATTACTACGGTTACCTTTAGAATACGATTCAGAAACAGTAGGAGCACCCATACTCCAATACTTACCTTTAGATAGCATTTCAGGATCAATGAAAGCATCTGGATTAGGATTAGTTAATTTAAGTAAATAACCATAACCATAAGCAGACTCTCCAAGATCTTTCTGAATACGAACCTGAGTTTTACCATCAGGAGCAGTAAGACCATATTGCTCAATAAACCAATGACTGGCAAAGTGAACTTCAATCTCTACACCACCACGACCCGGTTCAACGTTAGCAGTATTGAAATAAGTAACCATATCAGTAAACTTCATACGACCCATAGTCGACCAAGTCCATTGAACAGTCTTAACTTCTTTAACTCCACTCTTACCTTGACCTTCAGTCATAAATGATAAAGGAAACCTATCATCATCCAAACCATAGTTATAAGTAAGGAAAGCATTAATCTCAACAGGTTTTTGTAATTGAAGATAAGCAATACTCTCTTCGTTAGAATATCCTCTGTCCTCATACTTACCTTGAGAAAGAACACGCATTTTATACATAATACAATCTTTTAAATAAAGTAATTAAAATTATTAATAACCAAAGTCTTTAACTTCTTTAGTTTGATTTGTAACAGGTTTAATTACTTTAACCGAACTAGTAGTTCTACCATTGGCACGTACTTTAAGGTTAGTAACCTTATCTTTATTAACGGCCATTCCCACTAGATTAGAATAATTACCTCCACTAAACCTTAAATAAGCACGCAAAAGTTCATCTTCTTTACGACTTTCTGGAGTTTCTTTAGCAAGATCTTTTTCATAAGAAGACTTACCATCTTTATCTACTAGATAAACATAGTTATAAAAATCATTAGGAGTAGCAGATACTTTCTTACCATCAATAGTTCTTATAATAGTATCTGGTATAGAATAACCAGCAATCTTTTTACTATCAATAGTTTCTTTAACACTATTCCAATAATTCTTATTAGTTTCGATCTTATCATTTTCAGCCTTTTCAGCATCTAATCTTAATTGATCTCTGTATTCTTTATCTCCTTCTTGCAAAGCAGCAAGATCATCCTTAGCAGTAGCCAAAAGAATACCTGAAGATTTGAGATAATTAATATAAGTTTCGACATCTCCCCTTTTACCTTGCTCAGCCCAAGCAGTACGAATGATACTTTCTTGTTGTGCCTCGTTAGCATCATCTATGGTAATACTAGAACGATCTTGAACTTCTCCAAAACCTTCAATAGAATTACCATTAGCAATATAGTAATTTATAACATCAGAAATAATAGGATACTTCTGATAAAGAGTATTAATTGTTTCTTCACGAATGTCATCTCTACTGACTTCCATAACAGAATCAATATAAGCTTTAACACCTTCAGGAGTATTATCAAATACAATAGGTTTGTCATTATCATCTGTAATTTCAATACCTATAACATCTTGAATGTTATCTATAGATAGAGCAGTATCTCCATCCTCAACATTATCAAAGGAAGCTAACCAATCGGTTACATCTTTTGCTTCTTTAAATACATTACCGTCTTTATCAACTACATTACCTATAGCATCAACAGTGTATTTATCATCACCTAGTTCAATAGTTGATCCTTCAACTAAAGTTGTAGTAGTATCATCACCAGCAGGTTTCTTATCAGGTTTATTCTGATCATCACCTTTAGTATCATTTCCACCAGAACTATTGTCTCCGTTATCAAAACTTCCCTTGTCAGCACTTGAACCTCCTGCATTATCATCATCATTGATGTCATCAGCGGGTTGACCATTAGCAGTATTTGCTACTTGACCAGTACTTAAATCAGTAGTTTGAGAACCATCGGCATTATTAGCAGGAGCATTGCTAGCACTAGCACTTTTATCTCCTGTACCTCCAAATCCAAAATCCATTGTTTAATTATTTAGTGATTATTTATGAACACAATTATAACATTATTTATCAGTATATACAATACCTCCTACAACATAAGCTTAATGAATATATAGTTTAGCACTACTATTATATATACTGTTACTACAAACTGGCTGTATTTGCTCGTTGTATCTCCCCCGTAGAGGAAACCAATCTTAGAACCCTACACAATATACCCGATCACGTTAAACGTTTATATACGCAGCCTAAAACAGCTCCTTATAAACAAAAATAGCCCCATCCTAACACATTGGTTAGAACAGGGCTATAATCAAGCACTATTATAATAGCTTACTTCTTAGGCTTACTATCATACCTATTTCGATTAGTTTCAGCGATAGTTATTTTAGCTTCAATATCTTTCTCTTTAACTTTACGATCTTCAAACTTATTATAAGCATCTAAAATAGATTTACCTTTATCTGCTTTTATTTTCTCACGAGCAATATTTGAACGAGATTGTTCTAGTCTTTGCATACCAGCTTGTTTGTCAGACTCACTAACTCCGTTATCAAATGATATCATATTAGCATCAGCTTTAATCAATTCAATCTCTGCATCAATCTGACCTTTAAGAGTAGCAAGTTTTCTTTGTTCTTCACCAGTAACAACAATCTTTTTAGTTTCCCAATTTTGACGAAGTTGTTCAGTCTGTTGTTCAATCTGCTTCATGTTCAATTCATAAGCTTCTTTATCAGCAGCATACTGGTCTATGAGTTTAGATATAGCTGCAACGTTATCTCCTTCGATAGCAGCTTTAGCCATTTTCATATCTCCATTTTGAGCAGCACTAAAAGCAAGTTGTTTGTATTGATCAAGTTTCTCTTTCTCATTAACAGCACTCTTAGCTTTAATAAGATAATCAGCGTAGTTATGTTTCTCAACATCTAAACTAATATACTTAAGATTACCAGACATGTCTCTATAAGAAGTATCTAAACCATCAATCCAAGCAAACTTACTGTAGTCCATATCTCTAGCATAATCCCTCTCTCTCATATAATCCATAATGAACTCTATAATAACAGAACCCATAGATCCACGAACAATAGCTTCTTCAGTAGTTCCTTTACCTGCACTATTAGCAATCTCTCCATAACGCTGCGGAGTCATATCAACTTGGTTCTTAGCAGCTTGTTCTACTTCAATCATTAGTTGACCTAACTGAGCAATATAATCAGCATTACTAGCTTGTAACATACGAACCTGTTGTGCTCTTTGTGCACCAGCGTCATCAGTATCATCATAGTATAAAACACCATCGGCTAGCATTTTATGAATAGTATCCTCAGGTACAGCACCTAGTAATGATTTAGCAATCATAAGTATAGAAAGCTTATTTCTAGAAAGAGCCATTTCTCTATGATAAGCTACTATATTATAAAATACATTATAAGGCATAATAGTCTTAACAATACTAAACTTACCTAAACCTTGAAGTAATTCAGTTACTCCATTATAAGGAAGTTTACCATTTCTATTATAAGCTATAGCTCTTGCATCATAAGGATAGATTGCATCGTTACATCCTCCAATACGAACACACTCATATACTTGAGGTTGATATACATATTCAATACTTAAATCTCCAATAGATGTATTAAGAGTATAATCGTCTGGTTCAACTCTAGTATCAATTAAACTAGCTTCATTAACATAAGTAACAATAGCTTGTCTAACCTCTCCTCTCCAAACCACATGCCAAACATCATAAAGATCAGAGTTACCATCCCTAGACATAATCTTATCTTTCTTAAATAGTTCTCTATCCTTATCAGTATACTTGTTACATACCTCAGGGAAATAACTTTCATATATAGAATAAGCATATTCAGCAGAAACAGCTGAACCTTCTTTAGCATAATATGTTTCTAAGAAAGATCTTTTAGTATCATTAAGATCATCATCAAAGTTATCCATAATTTGCTGATAGGTCATCTTACGTCTACGAGCAAAAGCATCATCGTCTTCAACAAAGAAGTTATCAGTTCTTATAGGAAACGCATCTCTAACAGTTACATTATCTTTAATGAAAGTAGTAGCTTGTACATCAGCATAAGTATAAGTTTCACCAAAAACAACAAAGTCAAAATATGATTTAGCATACAATAAAGCATCTTCTGTAATGTCTTTAATAACATTAAGAATCTCTTGACCTTGTGCAGATATATCATCTACATACTTATCATTAAAGTCTTTTATAAACTTCTCAACATCTAAAGCTTCTTGGGGACTAAATTCTTCAGGTGATTGACCTTGATTAACCCATTGAGCATAACTCTTTTGTATCTCAGCAGCGATCTTTTGTTGAACAACTGCAACTAACTCTTCCCTAAGTTTAGCATTCTTAGCCATTACAACTTCAGCATTGTTAGCTCCTACAATAAAATCATGAGGATTACGAATATATTCACTTATGTATCTACGTATAATACCTTTAGCCATATCATAATGACGCATGGTAGCAGGAAAACGAGTATACTTTTCATTAGTAGAATTATAAGGATTAAGAACTTTCTTATAATATTCATCAGGAATATGACCTTGAATTAAACCATATATTGTTTCTACTTCAGCAACATCTTTTTGACCTTGTCCTTGAGCTATAACCCAATCACAACATTTGTAACCCCAATCAGGAGTCTTTTCACTATTAGGAATCCTTTGTTTAGGAAAATCATAACTTTGAAATTCACCTCTCATATCATTTTATATATTAACATTAACAATTATTTAAAACCATTCTCTATTTAAAATATCATGTTTATCTACATTGTCTCCTGTAAGAGCAACTGTATTTGTAAGCTGACTCTCAGCAAGAGCTTTTCTAGCTTTCCAACTTATACCTCTAAGTAGAGTTTCAGACACTCTATCAAAGTTACCAACAGAACTCCACTTTTTAAATTCAACAATAGTTTGATAGTCATATATACGATGAAAATTCCTAATAGGATTACCATGTTCATCTTTACCTATCTCCTCATACATAAACTCTTTAGTAAGTCGAATAGCTTCTAACTTACGATCACCACCAGAAATATTATATCCATAAGTAGAACCAAATTTTCCTTTAAGAGTAGCATCCCAAAGAAAGATAGGTTCATAAGATAGATACTTCAATCCTCCCCATTTTTTAAAGTTACTAACAGTCTCACCTCTATTGACCTCAACATTAGTAGTACGAATACAATTATAATCCATTGCTAAATGTAAAGCAATTCTATCTGCATCTTCTAACTTATCAGGACGACCATAATAAACAGCAACAAGCTTTTGTTTAAACCCATTAAGATAATGAGGATTCATCCAAACTTTAATACTATTATGAGAATGTTTATTAGTAATTTCATTTTTAGCTTTATCAACACCAACAGGGTCATATGTTATTTCATATAACCCAGGAGGAATAACTTTCTTAGTGTTACCATTAGGTTGTATCTCTTCAATATGTTCAGGAGCAAACCATCTTCTAATACAACCATGAGGATCTTCATGACCTCTTCTAGGAACACCAACAATATAATCGTAAGCTTTCTTACCTTCAGCTCTTAAACGAACATTACTTTTAAACTTAAGAATGTTATTAGAATCTTGTTCATAAGCTCCATCAACATAAAACTTATAATCATTATCAGTCTTAAGTATATTCTCCCAAAGAGTAAGTTCCTCAGAACTAAATATATTTTCAGAAGCATTACTAAATGATTCAGAAGGCATATTTGCATACTGACCAAGATAATTAATATATTCAGCATAAGTCTTACTATTAGCTTTCTTTCTCTCACGTTCACCTTTAGCTATTTGAAGACCTACAAGAATATTACTATTACCGTATTGATCCATACCCATAGTTCCTTTTACTTCTCCTTGTAGTCCCCAACAATAAGGTTTAAAGAATCCACAAACCTCACCACGAGAATCTTTATCCCAAACATTCTCAAATGCTATAAAATTATAAGCTCTAGGATTATAAAAGTTCTGTTCAAAGACTTGCATATTACCGGATGTAGCAGTACCCCAAGCACAAAGGAATCCAGTGGTATAAGCACCAGTTCTCATAGCTGGTTCAGTAACTTCCATAAATTTATCAAAGTTATCCATAGTTGATATCTCTTCAACTTTAACAGATACAGCATCCTTACCAATAGCACAATCAGGATTATTAAAAGCAGATACAGAGAGTAAAGCACTTCTCCAACTCTTATCTGCTTCTGTACCATCAGTAAGTTTATATCCAAGTTTAAAGTCAGACTTAATAGGACTAAGTATACCTCTAACAAAAGGAGTGTTCTGTTCAAAAGATCTAAGATTAGCAACAGCAAAATCAGTTAAACCTCCTGTCATTGTAAGATACTTTTTATCTACAGCAACATGTATAGCAACTTTTCTTGATTCAGCATTAACAGTATTAGAACTATCGGCAGCCATAATATATGAGAAACCTCCACGTCTAGTCTTATCAATAATAAGATGGAAACCATTCTTTCTACAGAACTCCATAACATGGAATGTCCAATATTGAGCATCAATAAACTTAGGAAAGTCATAATGTTTCTCAGCAGTATTAGTATTACCTCTTTGAATAGTAGCCTCATTTAATTGCTCAATTCTAGTATAATTAAGAAAGTTATAATGAGAACCTGTAATACGAATATTTTTAACAGTACCATCATCTAACCTTAAACAAGGAGCAGAGAATCCATGCTTTCTCCTATGTTGTTCTCGTTTACGAAACTGTCTATGAGGAATAGAATCTATCTTATATTGAGTATATGATTTATTAGCTCTATGATAATCAGCAACTTCATAAAATAACTCAGTATTAATAAAACTATTACCAGCATTAATATTCAATAAGAATCCACCACTATTCCCAATTAGAAATAGATCATCAGGATCAACATATCCTGCTTCTCTAGCAGTTTTATAATGAGATTTATCTTCATTGATATAATCTAAAAAAGGATAACTTTCCATATAATCAATAATAGTTTATTTAACAAACAAAGATATAATAACAACTAGTATACTAACACCAGATACTCCTGTTAAAATCTTAGTTTTATTTCTCTGTTTAATAATATCTTTTTCAAGTTGACTATTATACATATTACTTTCATACAATCTAAGTTGAAAGTCTTTAATAATAACATCTTGTTCTTTAGCATAAAGTTTATTAAGTTTAATAACAGAATCTTGTTCAGCATTAATCTTAATAAGATAATTACGTTCTATAAGTTTAGCATTAGCATCACGTATATAACTAATTGGAATAGTAACTTTAGACGTATCTGATTTTAGTATCTCCCCCGTAGAGAGAACAATCGGCTTACTTATCTTTATCTGTCCCTGTACTAAGTTTACGGAACAGATCAACAGTAGCACTATCAGACAATTGATAGCTCTTTTCAACATCATCTTTAAGTTTAATATTAAGTTTATAAATTGTGGTATCGTGTTTACCTATTTGAACATTAATGCTATCAAGTTTAACTTTGTTATAGGTTGTGTCAGGTTGTTTAAGTAATTCTCCGGTAGGACCAAATTTCTTATCTAACAAACTTATAACCAGCATACCTACTAGCAATCCTAACCCAAATGATATTAGACTATATTTATTCAGCTCCATATACTTTAAGTTTTTCAAGTAAAAGATTACTATACTTACCAGTCTTAGGTAAACCTACAAGTTCTTCAGCAAGCTTAATAGCTAAAGATACACCTGCATTAACAGCTTCATCAAATATTTGATGACATAAAGCTTTACTATTAAGTTGGTCTAATTGAATAACATCCCAGTAATTACGTTTGTATATTTGTTTAACCTCATTAACAATAGCAGGTATAGCTTTAAGTTTTCTATTAAGTTCTGCAACTCCCGCAGAAGTATTTAAGTTCTTAATATCTTTCTTAATATTATCTATAATCCCCCACATCTTAGCTTTAGGATTATGAACTCTACTAACACCTAGATAAGTTTCTTTACCAGTATCATTAGGGTTATTAGCATATCCTCCTTCATCAAGTATAAGTTCTTTAAAGGATTGATCAAAGTAATTATTCATAGTAATATATTATTTAAAACCCATAAACCAACCAATAAACCATTTCTTAATAGGATTACGAGTTGTTTCAAACTCTTCATACTTATCAAGACCTTTAGCAATACCTTGCCATAATCTTTGAGTATTATCAGTAGATTTATTAATACGAATATCATATTTATAATATCTATCTTTGCTATTATTATAATCAACATTACCGTTGAATGTATGACCTAATACTTCATACTTAATTTTCTTAGACATAATTATTTATTAATGGTACGACTTATCCAACCTCTTAGAAACACAATGTTATTACCTTGTGCAGCAATACGATTATACTCACGTATACGTAGTATCTTATATTCAGCAACAGCTAACTTTTCTTTAGTAGAAACATTAACTCTAATAACAGAGTCTCTACTACTAATAGCTTTAAGTAATCTTACGTTTACTTTAATAATAGAATCTTTAAGAACTTCTAAAGAATCTTTAGATAGATTAAACTCTCTAGCTATCTCAAACATTTCAGCATCAGCTGAATACTTATTACCAACAGTATCAGCAATAGATACATCTATTGGTTTAACAGCAACATCACTAGGACGTTTAACTTCTGTACAACAAGATAAGCTAAGTATTATAGCAATAGCAGGAATGTATATAGCAGAATAATCTATACAATTCCATAGTGTTTTTTTGTATTTAACTTTCATATGTTAATTAAATAAAGTGTGACTTGTAACTTTACTAGCTTCAATAACTCTACGTCTATCATTAAAAATAGCTTTAATCTCCTCACGTAGAAATTTCATTTTGTGAATAGTAACTTTCTCAACAGGATTCTTTTTAACATGATATAGTCCATCAGGAAAACGTTTAGGCATTCCATACTCATTAAGAACAAAGTCAGAATCAATATGGGCTAACCATAATCCAGCATTAGGTATACCTAGTATAATTTCCACCATAGTGGCATATAATGATAACTGAAGATTATATATCATTCCGTTACATTCAGGAAGATTATTAACAGGAGCTAATAAAGTATCATTCTTAGGAACCCATATGTCAGTAGTTTGAGCAGGAGTTTGAGTCTTATCTTTTTTATAATAACCAGAAGTAAACTTAAGTCCCCCTCTATTAGTTTTCCAATCTCCTATAACAAACCTATCATCACGAATAATAAGAACATCAATAGTACCAGATATAAGATAATCAAGTAGAAATCCTCCAATCTCTGCATAAATCTTATAACCGTTATCAACATAATATTGAAGAACTCTATATATTTCAGGATACTTATTTTCAGTACACTCTATGAAATCTTTAATACTAAGTTCTTTAATATGCATATTGATATTAGGAATATCAGCAATAGTAACCATATCTCCAGTCGATCTGTTAATATGTTTAACTGCTTCTTTGAACATAGATATACCTCGAATACCATCTTCAATTCCATTATGGGTTTTATTACCACGAGCACAAGCTTCATCAGTAATAGTTTGCCATTGTCCTTCAAGACGTTTTTCACTAATACCTAGTTCCTTAGACTTCTTAGTAAGCCAATACTTTTTATCAAAAGCTTTCTTATACTGACCAAGGATAGTAGTAGTACTAATGTAAGGATTACCAAAAGTATCAGTATATTTATGAGTAGGTTCGTCAAACATTAACCTTACATCATTGTATCTAGTATCTCTAAGTTTTAGCATATAACGTTATTGTTTATTTTTGAATGCGTCTTTAACAGACATATTAGGATCAATTGTATAATTAAATTTAGCAGCTTCTTCTTTCATAGCTTTATCAAAAGCTTCATCAAACTCTTTAGTAAAACCAGAACCTCCCATTAAATTTAAACTTCTACCATTAAATTTAAACTTCTACCATTATGTTTAGATTCTATTAGAATAGAACCATCACTATATCTAGTCTCTTTATAATAGTTATCAGAATTATTATTATCTATAACTTCTTGAATAGCTTTATTAAAATCTTCAATAAACTTTTCACCAGAAGGAATATTATCATAATAAGGATTATCAACTTTCTTAGTATTAATAGAAATCTGTTTAAGTTTCTTTTTAAAATTAGATTTACCTTTCATATCTTAATCATCTTCGTCAGCATCCATAGAACTTTGAATAACTTGTTTACCTCTACCTAGTTGTTCCTCTTTCTCATTTCTAAGATTCTCATAAGCAGTAGCTAAAGCTTTAGTAAGAATAGGAAGTTCTATAACTCGTTTATTAACAGCATCCATTAAAGTTAATATACCTGTAATCTCACTTTCATCAATAGCTCCACTTAACTTCTTATTAAGTAATTCGGTAATACGATTAGAAGCTATTCCAGATAGATGTACAGAACGTTGTAATGATTCAATTACCATTCCAGCTTCTGTAATGTTTTCAGCATAATACATACCTGTTAGTTTAGCAACTAAATGATCAGGTATATAATCTTTAGGAAGATCATAGTTTTCTATTGCTTCCTTAAGACATTCAATATCGCTAAGTCCTCTTTGTCTAGGAGAACTTTTAGGATCACCCATATAGTATATAACTCCAACCTCTTTCATATACCTAGATTTGTCAGGAGTATTATCTCTAGACCAAAGTAGAGAAACTTCTTTGTTTTGAAGTTGACGAATATTAGGAGGTTTAGCTATACCACTGATAATATCAATAGTTAATAGTTTCTCAATAACAAGACCTGTAGTTTTCATATGTTAATAACCATTTAAATTATCAAAATGTTGCTGTACTTCAATATCAAATGGAATCTCTTTAAACATAAGAAGAGATTGAATATACATATCAGCATAACCTTTACCTATTCTAATATACAAAGAGTCATACTTCTTTTGATTCTTAGCTTTAAACTTTTTAAGAAATGACTTATTCTTATCTAGTTTAATTTGATTTTCTTTAACATCAATAATGACTTCTCTAACATGATCTTTATACTGATCAGTAGTCATTACTTTTCTAGCAGCACTAAAATTAATATGTTGAGCTTTAATAGCTAACTTAATAGGATTGCGTCTAATACATCCTATATAAGGAAGTTGGACAACTTTATCCGCTAATACAGCATTAGCAGCAGTCTCTTCAAGATTATCTATAATAGACTCACATATAAGTCTATCCATAGGATCTTTAGAGACATGATATAATACATCAGGCATAGTCCTAACAACCATACTATATTCAGTATTAATATTATCTATATCATTGGACTTAGTATCATTCATAATAAGATCGTTTAGATTGTTCTGCTGTAAAAGATCAATGTACCTCCCCCGTAGAGGAAGCACAAATATTGATCTTCTATAGCTTTATTAGATATACTATTAACACTTTAAGAAACTAGTTCTTTAGGATTGAATTTAAAAGGATCAACAACTTTACTGTCAATGTGTAAAGAAGCAACAATATCTGTAGCTGCAATAAGTTTAAATTCAATAATGAATATACTATTGTGTTTGTTATCAATCATATTTTGAATAATAGGATCAGTAACCTTAGCGTCTTTATTAGTACCTTTAATGATATTAGTCATTAACTTCTCATCATCTTTAAGATAAGCTGTAGCATTATCAGCACTAATAGCTAAAGGTAATTTAAGATGAACACCTCTTTCTAAAGAACTTCTATCTACAATAACTTTATCTCCAATAGATATATTTCTTTTATCCATATCTTCTTGATGTGCTTTAACAAGAATAGGAACAACTTGAGAACTACCAGATTTACCAGATCGGATATTCATAGCAAAGTCAAATAGCTTAATCTCAAAACATAAACCAACAATAGCATAATAAGGAGGAAGTTTAACACTCTCCGCAATACTAGTTAAAACTTCAGGAGTAAACTCATTTAGAGAAGTTGGAAAGTTAATACCATAAGGTTTATCAACACTTTTAATTTGTAACATAGTTTTTCTTTTTAATTTAACATTTAATTCAACAATAGTCTAGGTTGTAGTTACAACTACAATTCCTCCTAGTTTAAGACCAGTAACATTTTCCATAATAAGAACATATATAAGGTTAACAATAAGTCCAATATATAAAACAGGTTTCTCATTTCCAAATATATTATGAGTACAAGTACGAGTATTAGTATACTGTTATGTGCCTCGTGTATGCGTGTATACGTGTGTGTATAGTGTACGTGTGTATGCGATATGTGTGCGCCTCATGTATACGGGTGTGCGCGCCCTTTGAGTCTCTTACGTAGTAAGAGACGAAGTATTACCATTATAAACAACCCACCGAAAACAGGTCTACCCTCAGCAACTACTCCCATACTAGACGCACGACAAGTACCCTTATCTTTACCACCACTACCACCACCAACATTACTTCGTTCTCTTGGTACTTCACCTCCTACAACCTCCACACCCAAATGGGAATATATGTACGGCATATACAGGAACATGGGGGAACTGTTGGAATATACGGTGGATCGTACCTGACAAGTGCAGCGCTTGGATATCGAAATTATTCACTATCATCTCCTGCATCTTTAACATCTATAACAATATATTTAATACCTTTAGTAATAGTATTAACATTAAAAGTATTAGTAAGACTAATATCATTATAGTTATTATGATATCTAATAACTCCTTTAATAATAAGATTTTTAATAGCTCTATGATAAGTTACAGCAGTTTTATTAAAAGCATATAAAGTAGTATTAATAACTTTATCTTTATTTACAGGAGAACAATCAACAGTATCTCTACTTAATATATAATATAATTCTCTTTCACTATCATTAAGATAAAGACTATCTGCAATAATTTTAATTATAGTTCTTAAATAATCTTTATTATTGTCTATAGTTAAATGCAATACTTCTTCTTTAGTAGCATGTTTAATATTAACATTATCATAAACTGTTATATTAGACTTTTGATTATATACTTTAATGCTCATACTTATATTATTACTAACATCCAATGTTCTCAATATAAACATTTGATGTTCAGCATACAACAATAATTCATATTATATTTAACTCAACTAATAATCCTACAAGTATAGTTGCTATTGTTATTACTGACTATCATAATATTACTCTTACTAGAACTTACCATTATAATGTTATCAGTATTGATCCTTATTATAATAAAGAAGATGTTGTTAGTAATAGAAAAGAAACATATGATGAAGTTGATCAGGATGATCTTAATGATAAAGGAGATTTATATAAGTGATAATCTAATGATGATGATTGAGATTTAATACTGATTTTTAATAGAGAAGATAGTATAGTTAATAGATGTGGAGTTATGTTAGATTTTAGTCATAAAGATATTAGGAGAATTAATGGAGATAATAGAGGGGGTATAGAGTTTGTTATATGGATGAGAGGCGGTGGAGATGTTAGATCTTCCTTTGAATAGGGAGATAAGTATAAAGAAGTTAGAGTTGAAGAAGAGGTTATTGGATCTTTTGTTGAATGAGAAGTTGTATAAGGACGAACTAGGGGTACTGGGAATTAGCAGGTAGATGAGAAGCGGTGGGTACTACCATAAGACCCCGGGGTGTTCTAAGTCATCTTGAATACCCCCGTCAACTTTGTGGTGAGACCTCATACACTCGACATACTAAAACTTGGATTAATTAACATAAACTTACTTCAATGAAAGATCAAACTGAAACCAATGATGATATACTAACTAAGATATATTCTAATCAAATGATACTTAGAGATGATAACAATGTAGATCATGAAGACAATGTAAATACTATAACAACAGCTGTTGATACATTAAGTATCGCTGATAAGATGTGTATTGCTGCTGCTATTGCATTCATAGTTCTTATAGTTATAGTTGTTGTTAAGATTACAATATCATGATATGATAAGTATTAATAGTGTGATGCTGTTAATACTATTTATCATAGACCTCATACTAAACACATTGAATACTGGATAATTATTATTAATTACTTAACTTATATTACTATGGCTAATAAACCAAACACAGTTGTAGCTGCGGCTCCTGTTACTATTAAATGTGGCATTAAATCTATTCAAGTTTATTCTAATAACAACAGCGATGTTAGATATAGAGTAACATTAGATGTTGCAATAGATGCTATTAAAAGAGATCAATTGACTGATGAGTATGTTGATGGTCAAGTTGATTACATTGACTTTGTTCCTAGTGTATTAGTTGCTCAATGTATTAATCATATTGAGGGTCTTGACTTAATGTATACTAAGAAGAAAGAAGTTGGTATTCGTAATGATAACCAATCAGGATTTGGTGCTGCTGAATTACAAGTTGTTCTTCGTGGTGCTAAACTAGATATTGAGAGAACTAAATTCGCTATTGGCGATGAGTATACTACTAAAACTGGTGAAGTTCTTACTCATGATAATGCTGGTTATAATACTAACATTGTTGGTATTAAAGTATCTGATAGAGTTCAAAACAAATTAGATGATATGATGGACAGTGTGTTCTCAATATAAATACAGATAGTACTAGTGTAATAGCTAGTACTATTTTTTATTATACTATTATACCTCATACTAAACATAATGAATTTTGGAGTTCTTATAATCCTTTTAAGAGTTCTTTTAACAGTTCTTAACCTAATCCTAACACTCATGAAACTAATACTAAAAACACTATTGTCTAAATTGAGACTGCTTATGTTATACATTATAACACCATTCTACTTGATCTACATATTGTCAGATATAGTAATATCTTATGCAGTGGATAGACTTAAAGATGCTGTATTTAATACTAATTACGGTTATCCTGTTATACCTTTTAAAGATAAAGTTAAGATAGTGATGAGGTTGATGATGATTATAATGCTGGTAATACTAGTTATTGTATATGTTATAGTGCAAATATGGTCATTTGTAGGAACAGCAGGATATTGAGCAATATAATCGGAATGAGGACGAGAATAAGGATTAGTAACACCCACCGCACACCCCTCCTCTCCTCATCCCACCTTATCCACTACTCTCACCTCCACAAACACTATTACTGTTACACAACCTTTATCTCTAATTTTCATCAAACTCCTTATCTCCTCTTCAATAACAATCATTCAAATATCAACTAAACCTTTATTAAAAATGGGTACAATAGAACAACATAAAAAGATGAATGAACTCATTAATGAGGGATATCAATGGAATCAACAGAAGTCTATATCAGCAGCAGGTGTAATACTTGATAAAGGAGAAGACTTCTGGTTCTTTGGATTATCAGGAGAAATAGAACATAATCCACAAGCTTTATTAACTATTAAATTATAATCATTAACTCCAGATATTATGAATAAGTCATCACCAATAGGTTCTCCTGAATCAGTATTCATATCTATACCAGCAGTTGGTATAATACGAGGAGGATTATTAAGACCATTAATTAAATCTAAAGATATGTCAGAAGATCCAACAACACCAGCATTTACACCAGTAACATCGGTTAAAGAAACTAAAAAATCTATATGTTTTAAATCAAGAACAATAGGTGCAATAGAAGGTATGTTCTTAGCTATAAGAACAGTTAATCTAACATCAGCTAATTTCTATAAAGAACTTTGTAATGAACTTGATTATGATGGAGATAAAGAGGTATTAGAATACATTGATCATCTTTATAAAATAACACTATAACATTATGATAGCATTAATCATATCAATACTAATAGCTGCAACACTATTATCAGCATTAAGAGTAAGAAAAGAATCAACAATACTAATGGCAAATGGCAAATCTAATCATTTATCTTTATTTGATTGGATAGTAATGGTAATGGTATATGCAGTACTATTAGCAATAGCTGTTTACATATTAGATGTAATACTTAATTCACAATTATTAATATCTTAATTATCAACTATGATACAATTAATATTAGTTATAGTTATTATAGCAATAGCTTTAACAGGTTCTAGAATATATCATTATATAGAAATAGCAGAAATAAATAAAGACTATTATATAGTCAGGTTTAGATCTACACTAACAATATTTGCTTGGTATTTACTATTAATAGTTAATATGGTAGCTGCAATATGGTTAATGTTATCATATATTTCAACATAATAGATATCTACAAGATCAATAGCATTATTAGCTTATTGATCTTTTCTTTATTTGACCTCATACAAAACATAATAAATGTTGGATAGTTGACTTGTAAGAGTTCTCTATCTAATAATATATTAAATAACACAATTAACATTATATATTAACTTTAAAATTTTAGATTATGTCTGGGAAAGCTAATGCTGTTGCTACACCTACTACTGGTGCTAGTGATCAAACTACTAACGCTACTGAACAAGCTTCTAACGCTGTTGGTTATCAAAACATTATTAAGAAGCTTATTGCTTCTGGTTGTAAACGTGTAAACTCTGTTAGAGTTAAGAACGTTAATTTCACTCAAAAAGATAACTATAATATGGTTAGCTTTACACTAGCTTCTCCTGTTAGAGGCTATGTTACCAAAGATGAGGGTAACAGTTATGAGATAGGTTTAACTACTACTATCTTTACTTCTCTGTTTGCTATTGTTGGTGCTATTAAAGAGGATGAGAACCTTGGATGGATGGGTAATGCTTTACTTGAAAATCCACAAGCTCTTAATCTTATCTTAAATGGTTCTAGCATTGATGTACTTCAACAAGAAGTAGCTGCTGGTGAAGAGTATTTTAATCCTTTTAGTACAAAGGAAGATGCTGATTCTAGAGTTTATGATCACAATATTATTATTAATAATGTTGTTAGCTTTAAACTTGGTGAAAGCGGTAAAGCTATGGCTAATAGATTAGCCGATAAACTTATGGGATTCTAATTCTCATTATGTAGATGGTAGTGATAATAATGTTATAGTTATTATCACTATTATTTATACTTATAATCAAATTAAATATAGTTGATTTATATTAATTATACTGTTATATGTTGATTGTTCTTTTGAGCATACTTAACATGCTCATGGAGCGACATGTATTAATAAAAATATATTAATTATTTTCACTTTTGATTATATAGTTCGTACCTTAAATGTTATATGGTTTGCATGGTGCTTATCATATTATTCTTAATTATACTAATATTAAAATTGTTATTGTTATGACACAAATTGATCAAACTTTTGCCACTACTAAGACTAAACCTGCTGCTAAGAAAGCTACTAAAGCTGTTTCTAAGTCTACTATTACTGAAAGTGATATTGTAGATAAGGTTATTGCTACTGATAAGAAAGCTCCTGAAGTTGTTGACAATAAGAGCTTGCCCGTAGAGGAAGACAAACCGCAGCCTGATGCTACTGTATATCATACAGATGCAGACGTTGTAAGTAACACTCATGTTGCTAAACAACATCCAGTTAAACATAATGCTATTGCTACTAAGCAACCTTTTAAGCATAACAATAAACCTGTTAACAATAAAGCTAATGGTGTAGAGTTGCCTCCTATTAATGGTGAGTATCCTGCTCATATGGTTGAAATTGCTCTTATTATTAAGAACAATGCTGAGATACGTAGGTTTACTAGTCTTGGTGTTCTTAATTACCTTTTACAAAAGGGAGAGATTAAAGGTAAATCTAGGTTTGTTACATTTAAGTGGAATAAGTTTTCTGTTAAGGTTGATACTCTTACTAAAGAGTATTCTTATACTGAGCCTTTCTTCTTAAACTGTTTAGCTGCTTCATTTGCTAGTTTTAGTGCTTCTGCTCAAAAGACTATTGATAAGTTCATTCATTTAGAAATGGGTAAGACCATTAATGATGTTTGTTCTAATGAAGAAATTGCTTATATCCATGACTCTTTAACTAATAAATAGTATGAGAGATATTAGGTATAATCCAGATGATTACATGGAGACTGGTGATGGTGAAGATATTGATACTTCAATGGAGATTCATGAAGAGTTGTTAACAACTGATTTTGATGATGTTAACTTTGAAGGAACTTTAGATGGAGATAATGATGAGTTTGAAGAAAAACGTTACGGTCTTGATTAAATAAATTAAATATAGCTGATAGTTGTGTTAGATGTGTATCTAATATAGCTATCAGCTTTTATTGTTTTAAACCAATTGTTATTATTATGGCAAATACTATAATATGTTATATATCTATTAAAGATGTTGTAAAAGATATTACTAGTTCTTTAACATCTGACTATATTTATAACTTTGTTAAGTCTGTAAAAGCATTTCATTCTGATATTAGAATTGCTAGTAGTTTAAGTGATATAGATAGATTAAGAAATTGTGCATTTAGTGCTTATGATAATATTATCTTTTATCAAGACAATGGACCTATTTGTTTAGGTAAGTGGGCTACTAGTACTATACTTAATACAGCTTCTCATAATAATGATCAAGGTTGTAATAATTTAACTGAACTATTTACTAAACTTAAAGAATATTCTAATGAGGATAGATTACAAGAAGCAGACACTGCTTGCGGAAAGCGAAATGAGTCAAAAGGAATTGCTATTGAAGTTACAAGAAGCTGCGCTACAGTTGAAAGTAGACAGATTGGCAACGGAACAATCATTAGCTGCTAAAGAAAGAGAATTAGCTACTGCTAAGAGTACTTTTCCTTTAGATGTTAGTAAAATTATAAAACTATCTGTAAGTGTAGATGGTTGTACTAAAGGTCTTGATGCTATTGATAAATTAGCTGAAGAACTTGGTCTTCGTGATGAAGATCTTAATAAATTTGGTAATGTAACTTTTAAGGGTTAAATACCATAAACTAACTTTTCATCGTTAAGTTGGTTTGTATTATAGCTCAACTGGTAGAGCAATTGTTTTCTAAGCGATTGATGTGGGTTCGAATCCTGCTAATACAACAAATATTAGTATTGCTAAAGATACTAATGATATTAAAGGTAAATACTGGATAGTATACAACCTGAATGGTTGATAACCTTACTATTTGTCGATAGATAGCTGCTCGGGGCTGCACAATCAATTGACCTGTAATAGTAAGGTTATTAATCGAGAATTATAATTGAGTGGCTTAAATCTCATTAAAATCATTTATAACCCATTAATATTAATTATTCATGATAAAAGATAGTTGTATTGTTCAAATAGTTTCTATGACAGACGATGGTGTTATTACTGTTGTTAATGGAGAAAGTAGAAATACTCTTATTATAAATGTTAAGAATACTGATAAACAAAGTAGTGATATTTGTATTACTAAAAAAGAATTTAATAATATTGTTAAACTTATTAATAAACACTTATAATTATGGCAGCTAATAAGATAATTGAGTTAATTACTCATGATGGTATAATTGATATTACTCATTATGATAACCTTAATGAATATCTTTTAACCATTGGTGGGGATGGAGATATATGTTCTATGGAAATGTCTAAGAAAGAACTATTAGAACTTGCTGAGTGTATTACTAATGCATTTAAAGATGGGAAATAGTCCTTATAGAACAGAGATACCTATTGATACTCCTATGATATGTATTACTGAATATATAGAAGATAAAGTTAAACGTTATGGTTTATCTATTAGATTCTATGCAGGTGATGATAGTGAAGATCATAAAGTATTTAGTAGTGGTTCCTTTAAAGATAATAAAGGTGTATTTAAATCTATATCATTTAATGATTTTGTTGCTGTTATTAAGTACAAAGACTTTGATATTGATGAGTTTAATTATAATCCTAGTTTTTATTTACTTAACTATAAAGTCCAAGATTATGGAAAATAATAAAGATTTTAAAATAAATATTATTAGTGTTGATAACAAACCTGTTTATCATACTATTACTAAGAACTATAAACCTGTTAATATTAGTCAACTATCTGTTATGGATAGAGTTATGGTTATGAGTATGATTAGTTGTACTTTTAATAAAGTCGTTAATGAAGTTCATAATGATATTAAAGATCTATCTGATGGAGATCTAGTAAAGTCTATTGAGGGTGATTCCTCTACGGGGGAGGTACAGCAGTCAGAATCAGTGTTATACGTCTATTACAATAAATGTAAAGTAGGTTATGGTTCTGGCGTTGCTATTGTAGTTGCTAATAATAAATTAGAAGCTCATACTATATTATGTGTTAATGTTGATGAGTTTAAATCTTCTCAATATGATGCTAATGGTTGGTTTGTAGCTTCTCCTAGTACTGATACTAAACCTAGTTTTATTACTGAACATTCTTATCAAGAATAATATGACTTATCTTAATGTATATCACAATACTACATGTATTAGTTATTGTGGAGGTATGGCTGTAGCCATAGCTAATAGTCCTGAAGAAGCTCATAAACTTCTTCTTAAATATGATAAACATTTAGGTGAAAGATATAAAATTGAAGGTTGGGTATGTATTGTCTGTGCATTTGGTGTAGGTGAACCTAGATTTATAGCTGAAAACTCTTATAGTGCTTAATGTTAATGTTATGGGTAAACCTGAAAGTGTAATACAAATTCTTAGTAATGTTAGTAGTCTATTAGATACTAAAAAGAAAGAACGTATTAAAGCTAGAGAAAAGTTTCATTATAGTCTTAC